CCGCTCCGCGGCGGTCGATCGTTAAGAGGCCGGGGGCGGGGGTGCCTGGCGCGGTCGAGCGGCCGCGCGCGGCGCAGCGCGGTCGCGTGCGGTGCAGCGCCGGCGGGGCTGATGAGCGATGATCTTGCGGCATCGATGCGCACGGCTGCGTCGGGCCGGCGCGGCGCCAATCCCCGACTGATCGCGCTCCAGGCCATGCCGTCCGTCCGGGCGCGACCCGCGTTCGCTCGCCACGCCACGGGCTCTGGCGATGGCTCCGCCCGCGCAAGCGCCTTTCGCGGCCTCACTTTTTTCGTCGCGTGACGATTTTTTTCGTTGACTAGATCGCGGCCTTATGCGAGTATCAATCCATCGAAGCAGTGCATACGGATCGCCGCTGCAACGGCCCCGCCTCCCTCCCGAAAGGAACCCGCCATGTTCGACCGTCTCGCCCTTCTCGCCTGGTTCACCGCCTTTCTCGCTCCCGTGATCGTCATCGGTATCCTGGTTCATGAGGCGGAGGCCAAGCGCGCTGCGATCATCGATCGTGACCAGATGACTCGCATCGATGCCTGCATGCATCCTCTCGACAGCTATGAGGGCGGTGCCATCCGCTTCTCGGTTGCCTTTGGCAGGCCCATTGCCTGCCACCGCTGACCATCTCGGGCGCGCCACGGGCGCGCCCTCCCCGCCATCCCTCTTAGCTGACGCATCGCCACGGAGCCGGCCTGATCCGGCCTCGCACGATGCGCCATCCAAGGCGTCTCCCGTGCCGCGCGGATCGCGGCAAGGCGGGAGCCGGACGCGGCAACGTCCGGCCCCCATGCTCCAACGGATGAGGACTCATCATGTCGAGCGACTGGCAGAATTACACGGACGTGACTGCGCTGGATAGGCGCGCGCGGCAGGCGATCCGGGAGACGTGGCGCAAGGGCGCCCGTGCGGAGCGGCGCGCGGTGCGGGCGCGCAAGGCGTGGTTCCTGATTTCCGCGCTGGATGGCTGACCATGTCGGGCAAAGGCACGGAATACGTCTTCACGCTCCCGGACGGGTCCAAGGTCTACGAGATCGTCTTCGCGCGTCGCGAGGTGTTCCAGTTCCAGCGGATGCACAAGGCGGTTTCGGCGCGCCCTGTGAGGCCGGAGGACTCGGAATGATCCGCCTGACTCCCCTCTCCCGCGCAATCGCGCGCGCCGCGCTCGCCAAGCCTCCCAAGGCTCGCCGCTAGGCATTCCCGCGCGGTCCGGCCGCGCGGCTCCCTCATCCCCCTTGAACCATGCGCGACGGCGCCACGGGCGCGCGCGCCTTCCTGAAAGGATTTCCCATGTCTGCGCTTCCCTCCCTCTCGACCCGCGCGATGCTGGCGAGCGTGACCGTCCGCCAATGGACGGCGCGGAAATTCGACAAGCGAGTGTCCGAAGCCGTCAACGCCTCGCACGGCGCCGCGATGGATGCCGGGCGCTACAACAAGCGCCTGATTGCGTCCGACGCGCTGGCCTCGATTCAGCGGATCACGGGAGAGGCCCGGCAGGCGCATTACCATTTCACGCTGCCATGGGCGGACACTGGCGCCCGGCTTTTGCCGGCGTCGACCTACCTGCCCTTTGCCGCGCGGATGCGCGCCCTCCGGAATGACTTCGAGGCGGCCGTTTCTGCCTTCGTCGCGGGATACCCCGATTACATCGCGGAAGCCCGCACGCGCCTTAATGGCATGTTCGACCCTGCCGACTATCCGGACGCGGCGGACGTCGGGGCCAGGTTTGGCTTTGAGGTTGCCATCTCGCCTGTTCCGGCCGCCGGAGATTTCCGCGTCGCCCTTTCGGAGGATCAGGCGGAAGCGATCCGCGCCGATATCGAACGGCGCGCCCATGACGCCACGCAAGCGGCGATCCGGGCCGCCTATGAGCGGGTTTCGGAAACGGTCGGGCACATGGCCCGCAAGCTGGCCGAATACCGGCCCGCCACCGCGACGGAAAAAGCGCAGGGCATCTTTCGGGACTCGTTGGTCGAAAACGTCCGGGAGCTGGCCGGCATCCTCCCGCACCTCAATGTGACGGGCGATCCGGACCTTGCCGCCCTCGCTGATCGGATCGCCTCCAGCCTGACCACGCATGACGCGGAAACCCTCCGGGAGTCCGACGCCACCCGCGCGCGCATCGCCAGCGAAGCGCAGGCCATTGCCGACCATGTCGGCGCCTTCCTCGCCTGAAGAACGGAACCGACCGATGAACCTCGCTCAAACCTCCGCCGCGCTTGGCGCCTATATCGACGCGGACATTCCCGCTTTCTTGTGGGGCGCCCCCGGCATCGGCAAGTCCGATTGCGTCGCCGCACTCGCCAAGGCGCGTAACCTGCCCATGATCGATCTTCGGGCGATCCTCTTGGACCCCGTCGACCTTCGCGGCCTGCCCTATGTGTCGGACGGACTCGCGTCATGGGCGCGCCCGACCTTCCTTCCCGACGCTGACCGGCACGGGCATGAGGGCATCCTGTTTCTGGATGAGTTGAACGCGGCCCCGCCATCGACCCAGGCCGCGTGCTTCCAACTCGTCCTGAACCGACGGGTCGGCGAATATTCGCTCCCGCCCGGCTGGCGGATCGTCGCGGCCGGCAACCGGCAGGCGGACCGGGCCGCCGCTCAACGGATGCCCTCCGCCCTCGCCAACCGCTTCGCGCATATCGACGTTGAGGCGTCGCCGGATGACTGGCGCGCATGGGCGAATAGGTCCGACATCTCTCCCATGGTGTCCGCGTTCATCGCCTTCCGGCCGGAACTCTTGCACAAGATGGACTCGCCCGACCTTCGGGCCTTTCCGACGCCGCGCGCCTGGTCGCAGGTGTCCAAGGTCGCTGACGCCTCCCCGGACCTTCGGGCCGGCTTGGTCGCCGGACTGGTCGGGGAGGGCGCGGGGGCAGAATTTGAGGGCTTCGCCCGCCTCTATTCGGATCTGCCGTCGATCCGCATGATCCTGGCCGATCCGAATGGCGCCCGCGTCCCGGACAAGCCGGCGGCCCGGTATGCCGTCGCGACCGGCATCGCCCGCGCGGCGACGGCCAATAACTTCGATGCCGTGATGACCTATGCGCGGCGGCTCCCGCGCGAGTTCGAGATTCTGGCCTGCCTAGACGCGGTCAAGCGTGACGGCGCCCTGACCGGGACTCCGGCCTTCCTCGACTTCGCGGCCCGCAATCAGGATGTGATGCTGTGACCCGCCACGACCCCGAAAAGCGCCTCACCCGCGCGCGATCCGCCCTCATCATCGATCAGCCCTTCTTTGGCGTGCTGGCCCTGCATCTGGAGGCGATCCGCGACGACTCCATCCCGACCATGGCGACGGACGGGACGCGCCTCTTGTGGTCCGCAGATTTCGTCGCGGAGCTGACCGACGCGGAAATCAAGGGCGTGCTGGCCCATGAGGTGTTGCACAACGCTTACCGCCACCACACCCGCCGGCAGGCGCGCGACCCGCGCCTGTGGAACGTCGCGGCGGATTACGCCATCAACCGCGATCTGCTGGCGGCCGGCTTCACGCTCCCGAAGGGCCGCCTCTACGATCCGCGTTTCGGGGAGGCCGGCGCCGAAGAAATCTATTCCCGACTCCAGAGGGAGGCGCCGGCGGCCCCGAAATCTGGCCAGCCCGGCGCCGGCAAGGGCGGGCCGGCGGGCGCCGATCCTGGCCGATGCGGCGCCGTCATCGACGCCGCCGGCTCCCCGGATGAAAGGGCCGCCGCGGACCGGAAATGGGAACTTGCGACCCGGCAGGCCCTTGCCGTGGCGAAGGCGGCCGGCGCCCTGCCCGGCTACCTCAAGCGACTCGCTGACGCGCTCGACAAGCCGCGAGTCGACTGGCGCGACGTGCTCCGGCGCTTCGTCGATAGCGTCGCGCACCGCGATTATTCTTGGACCCGCCCGAATCGGCGCCACGTCGGGCGGGGCGTGATCCTGCCCGGCTGGATCGCGGATGGCGTCGAGCATGTGGTGTGCGCCGTCGATACTTCCGGCAGCGTGACCGACTCGACGCTTTCGGCCTTCGCAGCGGAAATCGGCGGCATCCTTGATGATGGCGCGGTAAGCCGCGTGACGGTCCTGTATGCCGACACCAAAGTGCGCGCGATCGAGACGTTCGAGCAGGGCGACCGCGTGCGCCTCGCCGGCACGGGCGGAGGCGGGACCGACTTCCGGGACACTTTCCGGACTATCGCCCGCGATCATGCCGACGCATCGGCCGTGGTCTATCTGACCGACCTTGCGGTGACGCACTTCGGGGATGAGCCGGCCTGCCCGGTCCTTTGGGCGCATGTCGGGCCGGAGTCCCGCATCCCGCCCGTGCCGTTCGGCGAAGTTGTGCATGTCGGAACCGCGGCATGATGCGCGGCTTCCCTCGCCTCATCCTCGCGACCCTGGCCGGCCTTGCCGAGATGGTCGCCCTCGCCCTGTTCGCCGGCGCGATCATCGCCGGCGCCCTCGCTCTCAACCCCTAACCACGAAAGGACAGACCATGACGATGCTCACCCTCTATGCCCGGCGCGAGCCGACGACCGACGCGGAAACGCTCCGCATGTGCCCGGACGCGGCGCGCCGGCGCTATGACGTGGTGATCTACCGCGACGCCGCCGCGACCGCGCGGGCCGGCCGCTATCCGTGGTTCTACCGCAGCAAGCCGCGCCGCAATCAGCGGTTCACGATGCTGAATTGCTGGCGCTACCGCCTGGTGTGGCTTCCGGACGTCAAGGCGCGCCTGGGCCGCTGAACATCCTCGCAGTGCATCTACTCAACCGGGCGCGGCAACGCCCTCTGACAACCGAAAGGACTCATCACCATGAAATTCAACGTCAACGCTGACCTGTTCCGCAACGTCGCCCGCGCTGTCTCGACCGAGTCGACGCGCTACTACCTGAATGGCGTTTTCATCGAGCCGCACCCGTGCGGTGGCACCTATCTGGTGGCGACGGACGGCCATCGGATGATCGTGGCCTATGATCCGCAGGGCGAAACGGACGGCCGCCATATCGTGCCGGCGCCGCGCGATCTGTTGAGGCAGACGATCCGCAAGAGGGCGCGCGGCATTTCGCTTGGCGATGCGCGCCGGATCGTCGCCACGGGCAATGCGGTGCAGGTGCGCTCCGGAGGCGACATCGTGGCGTCTTTCGCCATCGAAGCAATCGACGGCGTCTTCCCCGATTGGTCGCGCGTCGTGCCGGCCATGCCGGAGCACGGATCGGCATCGGCGCACAATCCGGCCTATGTGTCCGACCTGATGGACCTGGCGATGGACCTTCGCGCCTGCGGCTGGCCCGGCCTGCTGCCCCGCATGATGAGCGCCGGGGAGGGATCCCCGTCTGTCATCACCTACGGCGCCGATGCGCCCGTCTTCGCGTTGCTGATGCCTATTCGGTCGAGCGAAGCGGCCATGCCGGCCTTCTACGGCGCCAAGCCCTACGACTCCCCCATCGTCTCGATGACATCGCCCTATCGCCCGATCCCGAACGATCGTCCGGTTCGTGGCACCAGCTTTTCCGTCTCGGTCAAGCGGTCCCCGATGCATGATGAGACGCGGCGCGCCTTCGAGTTCCCGTCCCACGCCGCCGCTGTCCGGGCATTCAACCGGCTGCGCAAGAACCTGGAGGCGCGCGGCGCCACCGACCTGCCGCCGGAGGTGCTGCCGGAAAGCGTGATCCCGCTCGACAAGATCAAGGATCGCAATCGGCGCGTCGACGCCATCGACAATGCCGCGGCCGTCTTCACCGCGGCGACGGACGAAGACCTGGCCATGCCGTGGCGCCGCAACCTGATCGCCCTGACCCGCGAAGAAGACGCGAGCTATGGTCGCAAGGCCATCAAGCACACGATCACCATGAGCCTTGCCGAGGCTGTCGGGCGACTCCCGCACGTCTCCGAATCCCGGCTCCTGGCGACCGCCTATCGCATGGCCGCCTGACGCCAGCCCCCGCCCCCATTCCCCTCTGATGCGCCCGCGCGGCGCCACGAAAGGACTCTCCCTATGACCACGACTGCAGACCTTGGAATCCTCATCCGCGACATGATCGTGGACATCGACATGGAATGCTTCGACCTGACGGACGATCCGGAGGTGATCGGCAGCGACCATGTGGACCATGTCGACGTGTCGGACCCGCACAACCCCAGGGTCTACCTTTCGAGCGGCGCCGTCTTCCGCCTCACCATCGTGCGGGAGGGCTGACCCATGACCACGCTCGCCAACCGCCTCGCGACCGTCGCCGCGCCGCTCATGGACGGCATCGACAGCCACGGCGTCGCGCCGCGCTTCCACTCGCATTCCGGCCGGCTCCCGACTGGCGGCAGCTTCCGGATCATCGCCGGGGATGGCGACCGCGTATCGGTCGAGGTGACGACCACCACCGCCGACGCGGCCAAGATCACGGCTTTCGTCGGCGGGCTCTACTGGACCCCGCGAACCGAGTCGCTGGCGCCTGCCCCCGATCCCTACGAGACGGCCGCGCGTGCCGCCGGCTGGGATCGCGGCGGGGATTGCGGCGGCATCGTCTACCACAAGCCGACCTGGGGCACCTGGAAGGCCGCCGTCTCGTGGGAGGGCACCAGCGAAGAGCCGAACGGCGCCGGCGCGAGGCCGCGCACCTACTCGACCTGGCGCGCGTGCTGCGAGGGCGAGGGCATTGCCGTCGCTGGCGCCGGATGACCCCCGACGCCAAGGCCCGCTGCGAGGCCCGCATGGCGCGCGTGGATGCCATGTCGCCAGAACTGCGAGGATTGATCCACGACTACGGACTGACCATCGTTGACGCCTTTCTGCAATGCGGCGTGACGAAGCCCCGGCACATCAGGCACCTTGTCGAGACCGTGCGCCGGGGATCGGTCGAGATTGGCAACCGGGAGGGCTCCGGCCTTCTCATGCGAACCGAAAAGGACACCTGACCATGCGCTTTGTGGAAGATCCCTCGATCGCCGAATGTGCCCGCGTCGAACACGCGGTCATGATGGAAGCGATCATCGCCCGCTACGAGGCCGGAGAGCCCTATTTCCAAGCCCGAGAGGCGGTCATGGCCGAACACGGCCCCAGGATCGCCAGGCACTACGGGAAGGAGACGGCCAACCGCGCCCTTCGCGCCGTCACCTCTCACCGCCTGTCCGACCTGCCGCGCGGCTCATACCTGCGGCACGCTGCGGCGAGCCATGATCGCTGGCTGGCCGACATGGATCGGTGGTTCGGGCCGGGCCACTATTTCACGGCCCGGCAGCGGTTCTTCATCCGCACCCTTGGCGTGGCGCATTGGGGCGCCGATCCGGTAGCGACATGGGCGCTTCTCGCTGCTGCGGTGGCGTCCATCGCCTGCGCCTGGTGGATCGGCTGGACGAGCTGGCGCGGCATCGTTCTGCTGCTGATCGCGGCGGTCATCATCGCGGATGGCGCCCTGTCCTCCGCCATGCCCAAGGGCCATGACCTTGAGGGCGATGAACTGGAGAGGTGGCGCGCCGCGCATGCGGACGAGCCGGCCGATCCTGCGGAAGTTGAAGGTGAGCGGGAACTCGAAAATATCAAGCGCGCCCAACGGACGCTTCGGGACATCGCCAAGCAGGCCGAACGGGACGCCGACGCCAGGGCGCGCGCCGTGCTCCAGCCGCCTCCGCCGCTCGACGATTTCGGGAAGGCGACCATCAAGCCGAGGGGCTTGCCGTGACCGCGCTTGTCATTCTGCTGATGCTCATCGCCCCGGCCGGCGCACAGGTCATGCCCGGCCAGACGCTTTGCCAGCCCGGCACGGATCGCTGCCGCGCTGTGACGCGGCCGGAGCCGGCGCACCGCTCCGCCATCCCTGACCGCGTCTACATTCCATTTGAGCGGGAGCCGCGCGAGGTGCGGCCGAGTCGGCCCTTCGAGCGGTGAAACTTTCGACTTTCTCGGCCTTCTACCGCGCTGGAATCGAGCCATCCCTACAGAAAGCCGCCAGGACATCAAGCGCTTCGGCCGCCCCGCGAAGTGAGAATATCGCTGCATTCTCGAAACGGAAACTCGTGCCAATCACGAGTCGCTGTGAAGAGCGGAGCTTTGACACGGCCTCTGACTGGAACCACGCCAGCACATCGTTCGATGGGGCGCGCCGCGCGCTGTAGTCGAAGTTGAGCGATTCCAGGATGATCCGCTCGTGCGCCGATCCGTCGAAGCGGGCGATCACTTCAACCGCCCGCTTGTCATTTGCCGGCACCGGTTCCGGCCACTGGAAGAACACGATAGGTGCTGTCCTCCCGCACATGGCACCAAGCACGGCCTGCCCTCGCCCGCCGATGACATTGGACGGCGTCGCCATCGCTTCCATCCGAAGCTTGTCATCCCATACGCCGCGCCAGACTTGGACCTGCCAATCGCCCCGCACGAACGCTCGCTCAACAACCTCGACCCCGGCGGAGCAGGGGCTGCACATGACGACGAGAAACATCCCGGCCAGGAGGCGACGCATCTATGCCTTGCTCCAACGTGACGCCATGCCTACCACGTCATTTGAAAGCGGAGAACACCTTGTCCGCGGTGATCTGCGCTTCCCTCCTCGGCTGACTGCGCACGACGACGGTCTTCGCCCCGTTGCGCGCCCTGTTGAGAGCCGCGCACAAGCACACCGACGCTGCGGCGACGGCCGCCTCTCGCGTCAGGAAGTCGTCGATCCTGCCATCCCGGTTCCTTGCCCATTGTGAGGGGATCCCCGGCGCGCCCCACATCCCGGCATAGCGCGACGGCATGTCCGGATGAGTGTGCGCCGTGGCGAAGTAGGCCCTGCAGATGCGCTGTCCGGTCATTTCATCGGCTTTAGCCATGTGGCGATCTCCTGTTCCATTGCGGCGAGCCGGCGGTGTGAAAGATGCGACCGCTCGAAGCGATAATGGATGGCCAGCGCGTTCAGGGCCTCCTTGGTCATTTCCGCCACCGCCCTGTGCTGCGACTTCAAGAGGTTCGCCACGGAATCGATGGAGTCGCCCTTGATGAAGACCATCACGATCAGGTTGAACGCCATGTCCCCGATCGCGGCTCTCGCCTCAGCGAGCCGCGCCTTCGCCTGCAGGATGGGAATATTCGGGTCGACGTCGTGGCCGGCGCCGTCGACGAACTCCTTGATCGCCTGGCCCCTCACGGAGGGTTCATGGACCATGCGCCAGTCGTGCTCGATCTTGACCGCGGCCTGCTCCATTCCCTGGGACCACGAGTCATCGCGCCGGCGGAGTTCGGCAACCTTTCGTGTCGCCGTGTTGACCATGTGCTGCTGGTAGAGGCCGAACTTCACGGACCTAATCTGCGGGCGCTTGCCGTCGTAGCCGTGCTTCTCCTCAGCGAGCGCCTTTGGCGTCCTCTTCAGCATGCGCTTGGCAACGGCCATGGCCACGGCCCTGCTGGACTCGGACCTGACCTTTGCGTTGATTTCGGCGCCGATGGCTTCGATCTTCGCCGCAACCCCATCGGCCAGCGCCTTTGCCCGGTTCTTGCGCTCCCGCCGGGCGCGCGCCAACTTCCGGTCGAGCGCGGCCTTGTGGCACTTGGTCGTGCAGCCAAGCGTGCATTTCCATCCAGTGTTGCGCTCACATCGCGCCCTGATCTCCTCCGCGTCCATCAGAACAGAGCCTCCTCTGCGCCGTGCGCGTCATCCTTCAACGGCTCGAACCACATCAGGTGGTCGACATACCGGCAGAACCGCCGGTCCGGCGCCTTCCCGCCGCGGCGCTTGGCAAGGATGATCTCCGCCTTGCCCTGCCACCTCACCCGCGCGTCAACCAGGTCTTCCTTGCTCGACTCGGACATTGGGGCCATTCGCTCAAGGAACCACGACGGCCGGTGCACGAGGATCACCCGATCCGCGGCCTTCTCGATCTCCGATGCACCATAGAGCAGTTTCATGTGCGGACGCGGGACGTCGGACATGCTGCGGAACTTCGGGAAACCCTCTCCTCTGGTGAGTTGTGACAGAGCCAGCACCGTCACGCCCAGTTCCTTGGCCAGCGCCTTCAGGTCGTCGATCGCCTCGCCGATGATGTCGAACTTGCTGTCCTTCACCCTTCGCTTGTCCGACCGAATGAACTGGAGATGGTCAACCACGATCATCCCGATGCCATGCGTCTGCTTGGCGCGCCTGGCGCGCGCGGCGATCTGGCTGACCGACAGCTTGCCCGTCGCGTCGATGATCCATGGGATGGCCCCGATCCGGCGGCCGGCTTCGGCCAGCGTCTCCATCTCCTCCATCGTCAATTCCGAAGCAGCCTCGATACGGCTGGCTGAAATGCCCGTCTCCCATGCCAGCACGCGGGTCGCGACTTCTTCATCCGGCATCTCCAGGGAGTCGATGAGAACCGGCGTGCCCTTCTTGGCCATGGCGTAGCCGATCTGCAGACCCAAGGCGCTCTTGCCCATTGATGACTCGCCGCCCAAAACGATCAGGTGGCCCGGCATGAACGAGCCGATCAACTCGTCGATGAAGGGCAGGCCGCAGGTGGCGCCAAGGTTGATCTCCGCGTTCCATGCGTCCTGGATTTTCCGGACCAGCCGGCCGGCTACCATGGACATGGAGACGAGTGATCCGTCGGCGCTCGCGTCGTAGGTCGACAGGAGCCCGCCCATGCCGATTTCGACGATCTCCCGTGGGCTGATCGCCTCCTCTCCTACCCTGCTGGCCATTGCCGTCAGCTCCTGAGCTACGGCGATGATGGCCCGCTTCGATGCGAGATCCATGATCGCAGAGGCATAGTCCTTCGCGTTGATGACCGTCGTCGCCTCGGCGGCAAGCCTGGCGAGATATTGCACGCCGGTGATGTTGCCGACCGAAACTTCAGAATATTCCGGCTTCAGCATGATCGGAGTGATGCGCCGGCCCTGCGCGGCCAAGGCCCGCATGCTGGCGAATATCCTCTGATGCAACGGATCGTAGAAGTGCTCGGGCTGGAGCGCGTCGATCATGTTCATGACACGATCGTTCACCAGCACAGCACCTAGAAGCGCCTGCTCAGCGTCGATGTTCGCCGGCGCCTGGTCATGGCTCATGGTTGCCTCATCCTCATCGAGAGCCAGCCATCCGCAACGGCTTTCCCCCGCTCGATCACCAGGGCCCGATAGTCAGCCCGCAGATCAACTGGAACATGATCCGGGATGGTCACGCTCACCGGCCGCGCTGGCCGGCGCACGACCTGCGATATTCGCGCTGGCGACACCCTGAATATCTCGGCCACGGCCTTCACCCGCTGTCCGCCTTCGACCATCTCGCGAGCCATGGAGTGCCATCGCATCTCGGTCATCGTTCTGCATCCATGATGCACTTTGCCACATAGGCCGACACCGGCATGGACCGCTGGATCGCTCGATCCCTTGCCAGTGCGAACACGTCCTCGGGCAGAACAACCTCGGTCGGTTGGACGATGGAGATGCTGCGATGCCCATGGCCGCGGCGGATCAACTTCTTCTCGCGCAGACGCTCGACAAGGCGGAATACCCCAGGCACGCTCAGAGAGACGATCCCTCCGATCTCCCTCAACGTCGGGGCAAAGCCGTTCTCGGCGATGAACGAGCGGATGAAGTCGTAGACCTGCCGCTCGCGCCGCGTCATCGGTGTCATGCCGCCCTCGCGTCGAACTTGCCGACCTCGTTGCCGGCGCAGTCCCATCCATCCCGACGCTCGCGCGAGAACACCTCGCAGTATGGCCCGGCAAGCCGCTGCTCGATGTCCGCCATGAGGTCGACGGGCTTGCGGCTATGCTCACGACGCTGGCAGACGTAGACTCCAGGGAACGGCCGCCCCTTGATGGATTGCGGCTTTCCTGCCTTCAGGATCGCCACATATTCCGCGTTCCCCATGACTTCGAGGCCGGTGCCGCGGGCGATCGATGTCCGATAGACGAACATGCCGCTCTCGGATGGCCAAAGTTTCACCCATGGGATTGCGGACGAGTAGCGCAGCCGCCACGCCTTCCGAAGGTCGTCCAGCCTGTTCAGAAGGGGCGCCGTGATCCACAGGAACACTCTCCCACCATCGCGGTGCAGGAGCGAGCGAACAGGGATAGCGGCGATCTCGTCGAAGGTCATGCGCCCATAGTGCTGCGGGCGGCTCTTCGTGCCGCCGGCCCAGCGCCAAGGCGGGTCGATGACCACCACTCGATAGTGGCCCTTCTTCAAACCGGCGAGAGGATCGGTCATCTGCCGAACCTCCGAAGCGCATAGTGGCCGTTCAGGCGATTGGCTGGCAGAATGGTCAGATCCAGCGGTGCAATCTTCCGCCGCAGCCGCGACACGACGACCGACAGGGCGCGCAGGTGCTCGACACCGGAAACTGCCAGCAGTTCTTCCGGCAGCGCCGGGCCGGACTGCAACCGGCACAGGATCGCGTGATCGGCTGGATAGAGCGGCACGATGCGCCCTCGGCGAGTGGCAGCGTAGGATGTTGGGATGAACTGGAGATCGGGAACGACCTGTGCCTCGATTGTCATGCAGATCTCCGCATGATGATCGCCGTGGCCTTGTTCTTCTCGGTCCGATTTGCTGGCGGCAGGTAGGCAATCTTGGCGTGATCGGCGCAGTAGAAGCCGCGCTCCCTGGTCTTGCCGCACCAGGAATGCTTGCCGAGAGGGTCTCCATCGATCCAGCGGCACGACCGGTCAACGAGATCCAGGATCCCGCAGCCATCGGCGCCCGTCAGGGACGCGGCCGATTCAGTCTGGGGCGGCAGCACATCGATCTTGGCGCGCGGCAGCGCGGTCGACCTCTTCTGGATGGTCCGCCGGCCGCGGCCCTGGAATTGAAGGCCGATCTTGCGGGCCTTGTCATAGACAGAGGCCGGTGAGAAACGCTGTCCAAACTGTCGGCTCAGTGCCTCGGCGCTCTCCGAGACGGTCCTGCCGCTATCCACAAGCGCCCGGAGGGCATCCACGCGATCCTGATGCCAGACCAACTGGCCGCGCCTCCTGTCCTCAGGAGACAGGGCAACGCCCCCTCTCGCGCGATACAGTGCCCCGATGACGGCGCGCCTGCTCGGCCTCGTGCCGTTCTCATCGACGATCTCGCAGGCGATCTGCGCCGCGGTCATGCCGCCAGCATGCATTCGGCCTGCGCAGGCAATCAGCGCATCCGTCCAGATGAACATCATGCCACTCCCCTGAAGAGGTCGCCTGACGTGGCGCCATAGGCGCGGTCCATCTTGGCCCTCACGTAATCGAGAACGCCCATGGCATCCGCTGCGTTGTGCCCCTTCACCGGCCAGCCCATCTGCTCGCAGCGGTCTAGGCACTGCCGCTTCCACCACGCGCTTCTCTGCTTCACGGGAACCGACTTCGGAGCTGTGCGATGGCCCACGAAATGCTGGCGCCATTCCTGCGTGTTCACCTCCAGGACGGGGATGTTCACGCCACCGGCGATCGCCATGGCGATGCCGCGCAGCCCGTGGAGCGTCTGGAGGGTCGAGAGGTTGGTCAGGCCAGATCGCTGAGGGACCGGCATCTCAATGGCCAGATGGTCGATGCCATCCGCCACCACCTTGGCGCGCAGCCAAGTGGAGAACTCGGCGAACCGCTTCGCCTCGTCGGACGATCTCAGCTTGAACTCGCCGGCGTGCGGCCGGTTCAGTCCGCTATCCCAGCGCGCCCATCCGGTCGTCGTGGCGATGTCAAGAGCGAGGATGCGCATCGTCGCGTGTCCATGTTCCAGTGCGGTCTCTCCCTGCCGTCACGCCTTGTCGCCGGCGTTCGAGCCTTCCCTCCCAAATGGATCCGGGAGGTCGTTGTCGTTCCACGATGTCGTTGCAGCGGACTGCCCAGGAGCTGCGCGGCCCGTCCGCGCGGGATCAGTTGAGCATCGCCGCCGGCGGCGTCTCGACCGGGCGCGCGGCGAACTCGTCATCGTCTGGCATGAACGGGGGGGCTTCCACCGCCGGCTTGAACACCTTCTCAGCCTCGGCCTTCGCGTCGACAGGCGCAGAATCCTTGGACTTCGGCGGGCGCCCGCGGCGCTTCGGTCCCGGTGCGGGTTCCTGCGCGCCGGCCTTGTGAACGGCGGGGTCATCATTCGACACCGTCGGCGGCTCGCCCATCTTGGTCGTGAGGATGGGCTGGAGGTTCTTGTAGTCCTCCATGCCTTGGGCGTGACCCTTGGCGTATTCCTGCCCTGCGGGGGTAGCGAGATCCATCAGGTCGATCTCGGGCTCCAGCCCCTGTCGGCCGTGAAGCAGACCGAGCTCGTAACGGTCTCGGAGGATCGCCTCCTCGTCGCGCGTCTCCGGGGCGATCTCCTGGAATGGCACCGCCGAAATGCCTTCGACCATGAAGGTGCGCCCCATGCCGATCAGCTTGTTCAGCCACTCGATGTTGTCCGCGGCCGAATGCTTCAGTCTGGTCTTGATGATCTTCAGGATCTCAAGGTCAACGCCCTCGGTCTTGGCGATCTGCTTCGCCTTCCGGAAGCGACCGGAGGCCTCGTCGACCTTCATCTTCGCGTCCGAGATGTTCCGGTCGTGTGAGAGCACCAGCGCCGGGTCGATCGGATTGCCGTTGTGCGTCGGCGAGAGGTCGTTATGCACCTTCATGGTCGGTGTTCCTAGTCAGGAGTTGATGATCTTCGATGCTTGCATGGCGATAAGGACCAGGCCGATGATCCCGCCGCCGAGCATGACGGCGCGAACGGCGATGATCTCGCCCATGGTCACGTCACCGGCCTTCTCGATCGGCCGACTGCCGGCCACGCAGACCAGAATGCAGGCGAACCCCGCCCAGGCGAGAAGGAAAAGGGAGAAGGACTTCATGCCGCCCTCACGACAGGCTTGGCGCCATGACGAGCAAAATGATCGGCGATCAGCCGGCGCCCTCGGCTATCCATCCACTCAATGACGGTAGCGCGCGGCCAGTGAAGAACGGGGCGACCGCCGACGAACGCCGAGCGGGCGGCGATGCCCTTCTCCGCGCAGTAGGAGATCAGTGACGACCGGATCATGGCGGACAGCCGGCCCTTGGCCGGGACTGCGGCGGTCACGTTGGCGATGCCATAGACCGAACCGATTTCGATGTAGTCCGCCGCCTGCAGGGCAACGGCGCCCGACGCGCCGGCCATGATCGCCCGATAGACGCGCCGCTCCGCTTCCAGGATGCGCTCCACGCCCAATCGGACTTGCTCATCCACCATCTTGACGCGCTCGGCGAGGACCATTTGATGGCCGTCCAGCGCGCGGCCGACAACGGCCTTGACGCCGCCGAGCAGGGCGGCACGCTCCGCCTTGAACGCCTCGACGAGTCCGACGGGGATGCCCGCGTCAACTACGGCCGGCGCCTGCATGACCTGCTCGACCACGAAGTAGCGGTCGACCATCTCCTCCATCACCGCCCATGCCCGATCGTCGTTGAAGCCCTTGACCAGCTTCATGTAGCCGCGGCGCGTGATGAGGTTGACCTGCCCGCCGCCCCGGCCCCCGACGGCGCCGGGGAAAGCCGAACGGATTTCGTCCAGGTTTCCGGTGACGACGTCTGCCCCATCTACGAACCGATGACGGTTGGCGTTGAACTGCCGGCGCGCCGTGCCCTCCGGCCGGCCGTGCAGCGCATCGATCATGGCGAACGTCACCACCGGCTGGCCACGATACTCGATCCGCCGGAGAGACCCGACCACATCGGCCGGGGACGCGACCGAGGCGAGAACACCAAGCGGATGTTCCGGCTCGATCTCCGTCACCGCAGCCGGCGTTCCGCCGATCAGTTGATCCCGCATGGCGACGATCTTCTTGAACCGGGCGAGCGTCTTGCGCTCCGTCGATCGCTTGTTGCCCGGCCCAAGGTGAAGCACCTGGCGGAAAGTGCGCTCGCCGATGGTGAAGACGACGAACCAGTGGCGGCCACCGAGCTCGACCCGGTGTTCGATACCGGCGCCGGTCAGAAGAGATGCGACGTCACGATAGAGCTTGTTGGTCAGATACCCATCGGCCGCGCCCATGGCGTCCTCCCTAGCGGCGGGCGAGGCGGCTCTCCACCTCATGAGCATAGGCCTCCATCGCCGTCATGCCGTCCGGCCACTTGGCGATAGCCGCCGCGAAAATCTCCGTGATCGCCGAGTCCCTCTGCATGCGGGACTGCGCGCGATGATCGTGCGAGTTCATCGCGGCCAACACTTCGACGGCGGTGGCCGTGTCGCGCGCGACATACATGAACTGACCGGCCCCATTGCGCTTGGCCGGTTCGTGCTTGCGGATTCGAAGCAGGGGCCCGGTCGACTTGAACCACGCCTCATGCTCGGCTCCGGGGATGGTCGCCACGGGCGTGACCCGCGACATCTTTCTAAGGAGTTCTGCGACGAACTCGCGCTTCGCCTTCGGTCCCAGGTTCACGGCGAGATCGTGATCGAGCACCTGCTGCTTCGCCGCCATATCCTTCAGCACGGCGTCGAGAACTTCGACGCCCGTCAGGATATCGAGAGTCTTGCGAACAGCCCGATGGGTGCCGTCCGCCTCATCTCGCGCCGCCCCCAACACTGACAGGCGCGGCCGGCCCCGGCCCGTATGAGACATCTGCGCCACAAGAAGGAACTCAGCCGCCACGCGCGTGCGCAGCGCCTTTCTTGAGATCACTTCCTTTGCCCTGCCGAGGATGGACATCTTCAAATCCTTTCACGATGTTCCCGATGATTTCCAGAGCCCGCTTCGCTTTCTCAAAGTAAACTCCCGCTGCGGGTTCATTCTTGTATCGGCCCCAATACTGTTCGGCCGATACGGGAGTTACCGAGACAATATGAATGCACTGGAAGACGACGGCCGCCCGCTGAACGGGATCGGCCTCGTCGAAATCGTCAGCCTCCAATTCTTCGTCGTGAGCCTCCTGAGCGGCGGCCAGCTTCTCCGCCTCCCGCTCGCTGATGACCGGCTGCAGGCGGTCGCCGAGAGGGATCACGTTCTCGGCGGGCCTCTCCGGCTGGATGGCCTTGCGAAGCGCCGCCTTGGTCGGCTCCTCACCAGCCGCCAGCCTCTCATCCAGGACGCGCCGGACGATGCCCGGCTGAGCCCTCTCCGCATCGCGGATGATGCGCGCCTCGTGAATGTCCTTGTGCGAGAGGCCGAGGTCGGTGACGGTGGGTGCTTCAACCTTCTCGTCCGGAAGGTTGGACTTACGAGCCCCGCCGTGCCCCGCCACCTCCCCCCTTTGCTGGGCGGCGTCGTATTCGTCGGCGAGGCGGCGCTTGGCCTGCGCCTCGATCTCGAGCGCGTCGGCTTGTGCGCGGTGCGCCGCGCGGATCAGGTCGTCGTGAGCCTCCTTGGCTTTCGCCAGCCGGGCCGCGCGCTTGGCAGCGTCATAGACCAGCGAAGCCATGTCGCGGGAATCCAGAACTTCGGCCGATGTTCTCGCGCCGGCGAGCGACGCCGCGGCCTTCTCGACCAGAGCCGAGAGCCCGCGAACTTCTGCCTGGATCGAAATCACATTGTTCATCACCAGCCTCACCCGCAGATTTCGTCCAGAAGCCGTCGAAGCCTCGTTTCGATCTCGATCATCCTGTCGGGGCCGGCACCGGTCTGCCGGGCGATTTCGGCCTCGTGCATCAGCGTCATGGCCTTGTGCTCGAACGATCTACAGAAGCCTTCGCGGACCATCTCGAACTTGTCGGGGTCGATGGTCTTCGCCCGCCCCCTGTCGATGTGGTCGATGAAGGCCTTCGTGACCCCGATCCGCCGCGCAACCGCGCCCATGGCGTGGATCTTGGTCTGTCCGGTCGTTGCGATCTCCTCGCACACCAGCCGGTCGAGCCACCGCCGCGCCTGCTGAACGCGATGCCGTGAATTACGGAACGCCATACCCGTATCTCCGTGGTTCCTGTTGGCCACGGAAGGAGGTGCCGACGTTGATGACCGCGGATGATCGGCTGACGATGAACGGTTGGACGCCTGGAACATCGTCATGCCTGTTCGGCGATCGACAGGAAAAGGCGGGGCAGGGAGATCACGCCGCCCTCCCCTTGACGCCCGGCTCCATCGCCGGGTGCATCGCCCGCATGAGCGAAAGGAGCTTCTTTGCCGTGTCGTAGTTGAAGCCCTCTCCGGACTTCATCCGGGCGATCACGCCATACGACACTCCGGCATGCTTCTCGATGGCGCGATATGACAGCAGACCTGCCGCCTTGAGCGCGTCGGCATAGGCGACGATGTGCTTGGCGACCTTTTCTCGCTCGGGGAGCTCAATCTGTTCCATGAGCGCGACGATAATGGATTTTTTCGTTGTGTCAATCGTCGACGGGAAAACCGCTTTGCGGGCTGACATTCGTCATCGCGAAGGATTTGATCCGGCCATGGATTCTGTGCTTGTCCGCCGCGTTCGAGAGCGCCTTGCCGAGTTGGGACTCACCCCGCGCGGCGCGTCCATTCGTGCCGGGCTGGACCCCACAACAATTCAGTCGATCCTCGACAGAAGATCGAAATCGCCACGAGGCGACACCATCGAAAAGATCGCCGCTGTCCTGCAGGTTGACGCACCCTACTTGACGGGCTCGATTGATACCCATCGAATTAACGACCTGTCCGCTACTGGCGTTAGTTCGTTGGAGTTGCCGATCATGGGCGATGTGGGGGCGAGTTCGTTCGTCGAGGTCGACGAGGTAGATCAACACCAGGAACTGCCGACAACGCCAGGCGTCCGAAGCCGGCGGTTCCCGCGAGCGAAGCACTTCGCGCTCAGGGTATCCGGCGACTGCATGGTTGACCGCGGCATCAACGACGGTGACATCGTTCACCTGGTCGACTGGATCGACACCGGACTCAGCCCGATCTCAGGCATGATCGTCGCCGTCGAGGAGTCGCGGTTCGCCGGACAGATGCGGCGGTGGACCCTCAAGGAAGTCGAAGTTCTGCCGGATCGCTACGTTCTCAACCCGAGATCTCCCAACAAGGCGCACCGGCCCATCGTCATCATGAGGGGCGGAGAGGACGATGGGACCGAGATCCGCATCTTCGGGCTCGTATACCATGTCGGGAGGGACATCGGGTTCTGACGGGATGGCCGATGCGCGTGCGGGTCGCGCTCAATCTCTTCCCATTCCCCACATGAACGGACGCCTCTGATCTGTAGAGGCATCCATGTCAGTTGGTGAGGCATTGGCGGGCTTGACCATAGGTCGCCTCCCCCGCGAGCGCCAGCGCGCGCGAGGTCGGCCCCATGGTCCCGCTCATGTCAGCCGGAGCCGGCACAGTCGGTAGACCACCCCCGCCCCGATCGCGGTTGGGGGTTGATGGCCATCTCCCGGTCGTCGCCGGTTCGGACCCGCTCAGCCACCTCTTCCAAGGTTCGCGGTGCCCCCGTGTCCGAGCCTGTCTGGCTGGGGCTATGCCGGGAATCGCTTCCCTGCCGGCGCCACGTCACTCCCGCCGCCGGACTTCGGCAAGCGGCGCTGTCCGTCCGCTTACCGGACCCGGTTGCTGATCTCGGGCGCTGTATCTGGTGGCCAGATTGAGGGCGGGGCGCAACATCTTGCGCATGCGTGCCGTTTGTGGCATACGCGACTTGCGGCCCCGCCCGGCAATCCGCCTGCCGGACATAGCGCCCCGAGAGGTTTACGCCTCCGGGGCGCTTTCATTTGCGGGCCAACGATTGTTTCCGTCAATACCCCTCCTCAAGAAATCGCATTTGGCGATTTTTTTCATCGCGCTCTTGACCGATGAATTTTTTCGTCGCATCCTCGTTTTCGTCCAATCGAGGTCGACATGAGCGCGCCGGCAGTCACCGTCCATCGCGAAGCCAGGTCACGCAGCGTCGATATCGAGATCACCGCAGCGACGGCCGAGCAGGCCATCGAGGCGTTCAACGCCTTCTGCGGCTCTCCCGTCGTCGTGTCGAGCCAGGTTCTTCGCCGGCCGCATGCGACCTCGGATGGATACGTCCTCTTCGGCCGCGCGACGCTCGTCGAGTGACCGCGCCCGACAACGCGAAGGAGAAGCCATGTCCGGCGTGAAGCATCTTGGGAAGGAAATCGTCGACGGCGGCATGAGGCTGATCGACGAAGAGGCGGCTGTCTATGGCTCGCCGGCGGCGGTCGTCCTCGCCAATGGCCGCATGTTCGAGATGATCGGCAAGATGGCCGACGCCGTGAGCGCCGATCCGATTCGCCGGATGGCGGCGCACCAGATGGGCCGGTGCATTGTCGGCATCCTCTACGGCGCCGATCATCGCAAGGTGCTGGAGCGGGCCATGGCAGATCTGTTTGCCGTTTCGCCCGTGGTCGACCTGCAGGCGCGCCGGCAGGAGGAGATCAAGCGCCAGTCCGACGGCGACGAGATCGAGCGCAAGATCGGCGAGGCCATCGAAGGGTTCCGGGAGGCCGCGGAGTGACCCGCTTCCGGATCGAGCCATGGATGGTCGGAACGGCGATCATCATCGCCGCCCTCATCACTGCCACGGTGGCGGGAGCGCGCCTGCCGCATGACGAGGTGCCGCGGATCGCTCCGCGCGTCGGGCCATGGATTCTCGGAGGCCAGCCCGAGGCGCCGCAGCGGTTCACGCGCGAAAGCCGACAGGCCGTTGCCAGAATCATCGCAGAGGAAGCGCAGGCGCACGGCGTTCCGGTGGATCTGGCCTTGGCCGTGGCCCATGTCGAAAGCGGCATGAGGCCAGCCCATGCGGTGATCGGACCGGCGACGCGCTACGGTCGCGCCGTCGGCACGATGCAGATCCTGCCGTCGACCGGGCGCAGCATGGGTTGCGGCAATCTTCGGGACACGCGCCAGAACGTGCGCTGCGGCGTGCGATACCTGAGGCGGTCGCTCGACCGGCATGGAGACGCTGGCCTTGCCGCGCTCGAATTCCACGGCGGGCCGAACCGGCGCCTGTGGGGGCATCGCACGCAACGCTATCGGCAGATGGTCCTCGCCCGCATGGGCCGGGAGAGTGCCATCACCAGCGCCCGCGCCGGATGCCCCGCCGTGGACGACCGATACCCGCACCTGTTCGGGGGGTGCCGGTGATCCGCATCCCGACCGAGGCCGACTTCCTCGCTCTGCGCCCTGCTCCGCAGGAAAACCATCTGTCGAACGAGGCCATCGCGCACATCCTTGCCGGTTCCACGTCCGACCTTTCCGACGAGTTTTCCGCAGTCGACGCCCTCTGCGCCTGCGGCATCCGCCCGAGCCAGGTCGACGACCTCGCCGCCGCCATCACGATCGCCCGGAGAATGCGGGCCAAGCAGGAGACCTCCGGTGCCTGACCAGTATGACCACTTCCGTGCGAGGCTTCTCGGCGAGAAGATCGAGATCCAGGAGAACAAGCCGCAGGCCGGCGCCTATCGTCGCAAGGACAAGAACCGCCGGTGGGAGGCGGTGATGCTCTGGCAGGATGGCGGGGTCTGGAAGGCCCTGGTCCATCCGAATGGCGACGCGCCCTACAATGTCCTGGAGTCGAAGCACGGCTTCGACGCGATCTGCCGGCTCTGGTCCGACTGCTGCAGGAACATCGTTGCCTTCGGCATCTATCACGACGTCACGCAGAAGGGGTTGCCTTGGCCGGACGAGATCGAGCAGTCCGACCGCTCCAACAGCGCCGCGATTTCCGATCTTGATCGCATCATGTCGGAGGTCGACGACCTGATCCGCGATGCCGCGAAGATCAAGGACGAGGCGCTTCTCGACGGGTTCGACGCCGCAGCTTACGCGGCGCGCTTGGCGGCCAAGGGTGACCCTTCCGACCTTGTGCCCAATCTTGCCCGGCTGTCCAACATCGCGACCAAGATCGTGGAGCTGAAGAACGAAGCCGAGAAGATCCGCAAGGCGGAAAAGGAGCCGCACCTGCAGGCCGGCCGCGAGGTGGACGAGAAGTGGCGCCCCCCGGTGACGAAGGCCGACAATGCCGGCAAGGAGTTGAAGGCCCGCGCCGGGCGTGCGCTTGCGGAGATCAAGGCGCGACTGCAGGCGCTCAACCCGCCGAACCATGATGGGCCTGCTGGCGATGCCGGAGAGGTCAAGGTCGCCGTCGGAACCCGCGGCAAGAAGGTCGCGCTGAAGACCATCCGCGAGGTGGTCTTCGACGACTACGAGGCCGCACTCAACCACGCGCTCACGAACCCGGCATTTCGCAAGATGGACATGCTCCAGAGGCTCGTGCGGGGGGCGGCCGAGTATGAGCTGTTCCACGGCCGGGAGTTCCCCGGCGCCAGGTTCGAGACGAGGGAGGTTGCGGCGTGAGCACCGATATTTCGACCGACGTCGCGGCGCACAAGGCGCCGCTCATGTCTGGCGGATCCATCCGCCCCATCGTCCCCCAGGACTTTGATGGGGCGTGGCGCATCGCGAAGGCCGTCGTGCAGGCCGGCATGGCACCGCGCGGACTCGATACCCCGGAGAAGGCGACGATTGCCATCATGCACGGGATGGAAGTCGGCATGCCGCCCATGGCGGCGCTCCAGTCGATTGCCGTGGTCAACGGGCGGCCGACCATTTGGGGAGACGGCGCGCTGGCGCTCGTGCGCGCATCTGGCTTGCTTGCCGCGTTCGACGAATGGTCGGAGGGAACGGGTGACGCCTACACCGCATTCTGCCGCGTGCGGCGCAAGGGCGAGCAGCGCGACGTGGTGAGCAAGTTCTCCGTCGCGCAGGCCAAGGCATCGGGCCTGTGGACGAAGCGCGGCCAGAATGGCCAGCCCACGCCATGGCAGACCTATCCCGAGCGCATGCTCCAGATGCGAGCGCGCGCCTACGCCCTTCGCGACACCTTCGCCGACGTGCTGCGCGGTCTCGGCATCGCTGAGGAGGTCAGGGACACGGAGACGATCGGCTCGGAGGCGACAAGGACCGTCGAGCGCCCGCGCAGCGGAGAGATCGAAAGGCCGCCAATCGCGCCGCCCGGCGACGATGCAGGCGCAAAGCCTCATGCCATCGTCGACATCGAGAGGGCCGCCGAGAACCCCGTGGAGCGCCCGCCGACAGCTCAGGAGAGCCTGATGGTCGAGGTGCCTGCCGTTCCTGACCCGTGGGCCGATGGCGACATGCGCGACCAGCCGGAGGACTTCGAGACTCAGGCCGATCAGATCTGCGACGCGCTGGAGGCAGCGCAGAGCCGCGACGAACTGGAGCGAGTGGCCGATCAGTGGGCCGAGCGGGTTGCCGCCATGCCGAAGGAAATCAGATCGCGTTGCGCGGGCCGACTGAAGGCTTGCCGCGCCAAGTTCGCGGGGGCCTGACAATGGGACACTCGCAGGAGGTCTGCAATCGCGTCGCCGAGACGGTGGCATCCGTTGCCGAGCAGGAGATCGCCCTGTCGCGGCATCTGGACATGGATGCCTTCTGCCACGGGCTGGCCCGCGGCGCCGGGGCCTCACTTGGCCGCGTGATTATCAGCGCAGGGCTACCGGCCATTACGCACTATGCCGTCGTGGCGACGGTTGCGCAGATGCTCGCTGATCATGCGTTCCGCTACATCAAGGAGGCGCAGGCGCCACCCGATGGCGGGCTTGCCGACACGACCCCGGCCGGGAGGGCGTGATGTCGCCCATGGTCCGACAGGGCAATGTTTTCATGCGCAAGGGAATGGCGCTGGTCCCTGTGGGGCCTGCTGACGTGGCGGCAGTCCAGCGCATTCCCCATGGGGCTCATGTCGCTGTGTCGCTGCGGCTGGACCAGAACCCTGCGGCACACCGGCGGTGGCGGGCGCTCCTGGCGACCGCGGCGCCCAACACGCGGTTCGGCAACGCAGACAATCTGGCCAGCATCGTGAAGCTGATGGGCGGCTATTCGCAGGCCATCGAACTTCCAGGCGATCGGATCGGATTCATCGAGCGATCCACGTCCCCCGCGGACATGGACCAGATCGAGTTCTCCGAGTTCCTGTCCTGGGCGGAGGACTTCATCGCGACCGAGATCCTGAAAGGCGCCGACGCGGCTGCGCTCCGCCGCGAGTGCTACGCCTATCTGTCCGGCGAGGCGCGGCCCGAGTTCATGGGGAAGGTTGTGCCGTGATCCTCGCCGTGCATTTCGTCCCCGCCGTTGACATGACGCGGTTCGTCTATCTTGGCGCTGTCCTGCGCACGCCAGGCGGAATGGAGGTCGGGTTCTCCTGCATGGTGAAGCAGGAGGGCGCCACGGTCCCGACCGGCGCGGGCTTCAGCCAGGTCGAGTGCGGCCGGTTCGGCGTGGTGCCGCGCGACGCCATTGGTCGCTTCATGAACCACAACAAGACCGCATCGACCGTCGCGATCCACGGCGTCGAGCGGTTTCTGTTCATGATCCGCGCCGCGCTGGGCGAGATGGGCCGCAACGATGAGTTCCCGCGGCCCATGCAGCGTCTCATCGATACGGCCGAGTTGGCGCGCCACCTTTGCCGACTGGCACCCGATGGCGATGCTTCGGATGCCTATCGCATGCCCACACTGGCCGAGGCGACGCGCGCGCTTCTCGGCGCCGAGGCGGTCAGCGCCACCGGCGTCCTCGCACTGGCGGCGCACCTCACCAGGCTCGGCATGACGGAGGCCGCATGACCATGACCGGAGTAGCCTTGGCGATCATCGCTATCCTCGTGGCGGTCTTCGCGTTCTGCCTCTGGTGCTTCCGCCACTTCCGCGAAGTGACCAGGTTCTCCGAGTTCGAGGATGACGAATGAGCCGCCTGATCGTATTCGACACGATGGGCGTCATCAACCGCGCCTACCACGCCTTCCCGAAGTGGACCCGCCTCGGGGACCGCAAGCCTGTCGGCGCGATCGGCGGGTTCTGGCAGATCATCTACCGGACCCTGAAGACGCACATCGCGGCCAAGGGCGACGACCTCATTGCCTTCGCCTGCGATGCGCCGGGCCGGACGTTCCGGCACGACCTCTGTCAGACCTACAAGGCCAACCGCTCCGCAAAGGAGACGGATCTGGTCGCTCAATACGCCGACATCATGGAGAGCATCAAGGTGTCGGGGGCGGAGATCATCTCCAGCGATGGCTATGAGGCCGACGACATCATGGCGACGCTGGCATGGCGCCGCCACCAGAAGGGCCAGCAGACCATCATCGTCTCCGCCGACAAGGACATGATGCAGTGCATGCCCTACGCGATCCTGTTCGGCTGGGTCTTCGAGGAGCGGGTCAACGACCATGGGAACCCTTACAAGCTCTACGTCCAGCGACAGATCACCGATGCCGATTGCCGCGCCAAGTTCGGCTGCTCTCCAGAGCATGTCGCGACCGCGCTGGCGCTGATGGGCGATGCGTCTGACGGCTATTCCGGCGTGCCTGGCGTAGGTCCGAAGGGCGCGGCCCGGCTCATCGAGGCCTTCGGCGGGCTGGACGAGATCCTGCAGGCCGCGGAGACGATGGATAACGCCCGGATGAAGGCCGCCCTCACGGAGCACGCCGACGTCGCTCGACTCGCGCTGCGGCTCGCCACGGTCGACACGGACGTTCCAGGCATTCCCGGCATCTGGTCGAGCGTCGACGACATCGATTGGGGCGCGGTCGGCGCGCTGCTCCGCCGGTTCGGATTGGTCAGCGCACCGGAGGAGATCGAGAGGGGGATCGAATGAGGGCTTACGGCATCGGACCGCGCGCGCCATTCGGGGCGCTTCTGAAGGGCCGCCAGAAGACCCGCAGGCCGGACAAGGCGCGGGCGCTCGACGGTGCGCATCTGGAGTTCATCCGGTCCCTGCCCTGCATCCTGACCGGGAGGAAGGCCGAGGCCGCGCACCTGCGCTTCGCCTCCAGGCTCCACGGTAAGGAGATCACGGGGATCGGGACGAAACCTGACGACCGCTGGGTGCTCCCGCTCTGCCACGACAAGCACATGGAGCAGCACGCATCAGGGCTCGGCGAGCCGGGCTGGTGGCGTGCTCAGGGGATCGCTGACCCCCTGGTGGTGTGCATGAGGCTTTGGGAGGCCAGCGGCGACCGAGACGCCGCGCTCCGGGTGATCGAAGACGCGAGGGAGGCGGGAATTGGCTGACCAGGGCAAGAACGGCATCTCTTGGACGGACGCGACGTGGAACCCGGTTGTCGGGTGTTCCATCGTCTCCCCGGCCTGCACCAACTGCTATGCGATGGCACAGGCCGCGCGGATCGAAAGGATGACCGGCGGCAACACGCATTATGCCGGGACGACCAAGGTCGTGAACGGGAAGCCCGTCTGGACAGGCAAGCTGGTGCTGGCGCCGGATCACATCCTCACCGCGCCGCTGCGCTGGCGCCGACCACGCCGCGTATTCGTCAATTCCATGTCGGACCTGTTCCATGAGGACATGCCGGACGAGTGGATCGACCGCGTCTTCGCCATCATGGCGCTCAGCCCCCAGCACACGTTCCAGATCCTGACGAAGCGGCCGGAGCGGATGCGGCGCCACCTGTCGCACGATGGGCGCCTGCGTGGCATAGCGATGATCGCCGGGAAGATGGTCGATGAGCGCGGCTTCGATGGCGACGTAGCGTCCGACGCGGTCCTCGACGGTCCCTGGCCCCTCCCCAACGTCTGGCTCGGCGTCACGGCCGAGGACCAGGCCCGCGCCGACGAGCGCATCCCATCCCTGCTGGAGACGCCGGCAGCGGTGCGCTTCGTCTCGGCCGAGCCGCTGCTGGGGCCGGTCAACTTGGCCCGCATCCGCATCGCGCCAGATCACCACACCATCATCGATGCTCTTGACGGCTATGCGCTCGAAGCCGGTGGTCGCACAGGCCTCGACTGGATCATCGTCGGCGGCGAAAGCGGCCCCGGCGCCCGGCCGACCCACCCGGACTGGATCAGGTCGATCCGCGACCAGTGCGCCGCGGCAGGCGTGGCGTTCCATTTCAAGCAGCGCGGCGACTGGTCATGGCTGGAGCCCGGCGACGGCGAATGGCCGACCGACATGCCGAAGTTCTGCCGGATCGGCATCGACGGCCGCCGCTCTCCGGACGGCTGGCCGATGCAGCGGGTCGGCAAGCACTTCGCCGGCCGGCTGCTCGACGGCGTGATCCACGACGCCTTTCCGGAGGCGCGCCATGGGTGAGGACCATGATGACCACGACGCTGACGACACCTGCCCCAACTGCGGCGGCGAGGGTGTCGTCTATTCCTGTTTTGAGGAGTTCGCCTGCATCGACCCAGAGAGCGGCTGCGACCTCTGCGAGCGTCCCTGCGACTGGTGCCGACCAAGGCGACAGCCCCGCAAGCAGCCCGACGGAGACGCCCATGGCTGACCTGCCCTACCTCTACCGCTGGGACCGGCAGGGCCGGAAGGGGCAGCCATGCCGCGTGCTGGTGCGCGGCACGATGAACTCCTGCCTGGTCGAGTTTGCCGACGGCTACCGGATGGTCACCAGCCGGAATGCCCTGCGGAGAGCCCGATGAGCGACACCCGCAAGGTCGATCCGAAGCCCATCCTGCAGGGCGTCATGAAGCAGCTGGAACGCATTTTCCCCGGCCACGGGCTGGCGCTTCTGGTTTTTGATTTCGAGGCGATCGAGCGCGGCCAGATGAACTGGGTCTCCAATGCCCGCCGGGTCGACATGGTTGTCCTGCTCAAGGAGATGGCCGCGCAGCTGGAGGGGCGGGCGCACGACGCGCCGCCGGGCCAGCAATGACCCGGGCCGAGCGCATCGTGCTGGCGATGATGATCGCCGGAGCCGCCATCAGCTTCGCCATGGTCTTCTGGGCCGCGGGGAGGGTGGGGCTATGACCTGCCAACGGCGCCTGCCGAGCGCCACCGTGCTCCAGATCGACGCGCCGATCATCGATGACGTGCGCCGCGACATCTGTCCCAGCATCGAGGCCGGAGGCCGGCCATGAGCCGCACACCGGCGCGCTTCACGCAGGCCGACATTGCGCGGGCCATCCGCGCGGCGCAGCAGACCGGCGCCGGCGCGATCTTTGTGCTCCCGGACGGGACGATCCGAATCCAGCCGACGCGCGAGCCGCTGGCGCATCCGCCGGCAGCCGCCGGGATCGCGAGCGCTGACATTGACGACGATGAGGTGATTCCGCTCACATGACCGACATGCCGCGACCGCGCCCGCCGCATCTGCACCACGAGACAACCCGTCACGGGAGACGGGTCTGGTATGTGCGTATTGGCAAGGGACAGCGCGTGCGCATCCGCGCAGCCTATGGCACGGACGCCTTCTGGGAGGAGTATCGAGCGGCGCTTGCCGGTGGACGGGCCCCTGCGGCGGCGGGCAAGATCGTGACCGGCTCGATTGCCTGGCTGGTGCAGCGCTACATCGAGAGCGCCGAATGGGCGGACCTTTCGCCCGCCACCCGCAAGCAGCGTCACTATTTCTACCGGACCATGGCCGCCAAGTCCGGACACCTTCCGCATGCCAAGGTCAACAAGGCCTCGATCCTTGCCGGCCGCGATGCCCTGAAGGACCGCCCCCATGCCGCCAACAATTTCCTGAAGGCCATGCGCGGCCTGTTTGGATGGGCGGTTGACCGCGGGTATCGCAAGGATGACCCCTCGCGCGGCGTGCTGCTGCTCAAGGGCCCAAACGACGATGCCGGCTTCCATGCCTGGACAGACGACGAGGTGGCCGCGTACGAGGCGCGGTGGCCGATCGGCACCCGTCAGCGCCTGGCTCTGGATCTCCTGCTTTATACCGGCCTGCGCCGCGGCGACGTCGTTCGCCTCGGCCGACCGCACGTCAAGGACGGGATCTTCAGGATCCGCACCGAGAAGACCGGCACGCTGGTTATAGCGCCGATCGTGCCGCAGCTGGCACGCTCGATCGCTGCCTCCGTCACTGGCGAGCTGACATACCTGACGACCGAGCGAGGCAAGCCGTTCGGCAAGGAGAGCTTCGGCACCTGGTTTGCCAAGGCGTGCCGCGCGGCCGGCGTCCCTGGATCGGCTCATGGCCTGCGCAAGGCCGGCGCCCGCCGCATCGCCGAACGCGGCGGCTCTGAGGCGCTGCTCAACGCGCTTTATGGCTGGAAGGAGGGTAGCCGCGAGAGCGCCACCTATGTCGCCACCGCCAACCGTGCCCGCATGGCAGCCGAGGCCGCAAAGCTCCTGGCCAGGGAGATGGATTCGCTCGCCCCATCGGGGGCCAGCGAGGGGCAAAACGAAAACAAAACGCCCGCACCTGGCGACCAGGTGCGGGCGATTGGGTGATTGTCCAAGGATTTTCAATGCCTTGGAAAGGAACTGGTGCCCAGAAGAGATGTACAATTTGCTCATCATAGCAATGCCTTGGCCAAAAGGTGCGGGCGTTTCGCGCCATTGACGGCAAATAGTTATTTTTCGCGACGCCCGCACCTTGGCTTGGAGACTGCGAGATGATCGAACTCACCCTCGAACAGGCCCATGCGAACCTCGTCCGCCATATCGATGAGGGTAGGCTCAAGCCCGGCGCCTGGTATGGCCGGGGCGGAGACGGTCGCGACATCGCCGTCGAGGGCCGCAGGCCCTAGTCAAAGAGGCTCATCGACTCGACCTGGCGAGGAAGGCCCTTTGAACTGACAATGATCTCCTTCGCCGGTGAGGCCTTCCCAGCAACGATCGTATAGGTCAGTTCCACGCCCTCGATCTCGAAGCCGGCGAAGGCCTGGCGCGTGTCGGGCACATCGTTCACCGACAGGATGAAGCGCCCTGCAATTCCGGCGAGCTGGGTCGCCAGCGCCGAAAAGTCGTCACGGCCGAAAACACCCGCCCCATAGTCGTCCTCCGACCCCCAGTATGGCGGATCCAGATAGAACAGGGTGCCCGGAGAGTCGTATCGGTCGATCAGTTCGGCATAGGGCAATCGCTCGATGATGACCCCTGAGAGCCGATCATGCAGCTCGTCCAAAACCGTCGCCAGCCGCGCCACGTCGAACCGCCCGGGCCGGCCGACAGCGACCCCGAAGCTCCGTCCGGCCACCTTGCCGCCGAAAGCGGTCCTCTGGAGATACAAGAACCGGGCGGCGCGCTCAAGGTCCGTGAGTGTGGCCGGATCAGTGGCCAACAGCCGCTCGAACTCGGCGCGCCCGGTCAGACGCCAGCGCAGCAGGTCCATGAAGGGCTGATAATGACGCTGCAGGATCCGGAAGAAGGTGGCCACGTCGCCCGAGATGTCGTTGATCACCTCGCATTTCGGGGCGCGGGTGCGGCGCAGGAAAACCCCGCCCATTCCGACGAAGGGCTCGACATAGGTCTCGTGCGGCACGGCCGCGATCATGGCCGCCAGGCGCCGAGCAAGCTGCTTCTTTCCCCCGATGTAGGGCGCCGCCGGGGAAACCGGCCGAACCGGCCGGGAACATGTTGCATACACGTTTTGCATTGAGAACATTCCAGGAACACGCTAGCGTGCCGGCGCGCACCGGTGGCGTGCGGCGGGTCGCTTGTCCGGACGGTCAGGAGCGATGCGGGGTCAGCTTGCCGGCGGTCCCGCAGCTAAGGGCGTGTGTGCGCCCCGACGCCCCGCCTGCCGGCCGGTGCCAGGAGGCAAACGGCATGCTCGGCGAGGTCATTCAGCGCCCTCTGGCGTTGTAACATTTCGTGATTAGACAATACCGCGATATGCGGTATAGTCCCCTCATCAGCCAATGAGCTGATGCCCGCGCCTCGGGGCCAACAGTGGGCGGAGACCAAAGATGCGCTTCTTCACGATCCTCGACACCGAGACCGGCGACAAGCACAACGCCCTGGCCCGCGATATCGACGGGGCCAAGCGGGACATGGCCATGGTGGCGGCCCGCGGCATGCCCGGCCGTCGCGGTCATGTGATCGAGGGCACCCGCTACGAGGTCGAGGGCGAGACCTTCGACGTGGCCTACACGATGGAGGCTCTTGAGGGGGCACAGCCCTCCCGCGCCGAGCGTCGCGACTGGCGCAAGGTTTCGCCGCAGCAGGCGCAAGACCTGCCCTACAAACATCGCGAGGCGCTCGCTCGCGACTACGACAAGAACATCAACGAGGGTGGCGAGGGGTATAACCCCTACCGCAAGGGCTGATCCATGATCAGCCCGAACCTCCCCATCAAAAGCCGCCGAATTTTGGCCTGCCGCGACACCCTCGCGGCGGGCCTGCTCACGCAGCCGGCCGGGATGATCCAGGACGCCACCGCAGATACCATCGGGCCCGCGCCGCTGCCCACGGGCGTCGCGGCACGAGTGCTGACCGCGCACCCGGCCTATGCGAGGCCGATCAGGGCCCTCGACATCGAGGGCCTGCACGACACCGCGCTAAGCATGGCCTGGCGCGATGGCGCATGGGATCTGCGCTTCGATCTCATCCCGCCGCTCGCCGGCCCGGAACTCGGGCTGGTCAGCGCGTTCGTGGACTACTCTGCCGACCCGGACCTTGAGGCCATCCTGCTCGATGCCGCCAGCCGGGGCAGGCTGGCCACCTGGGCGTGGCGGCCGATGCGGGACGGCCCCGCAACCCGCCGCCGCCTTTACGGTGAGGCCGATCTGACGCTCGGCCCCGATCTCGGTCGCACCGGCGAGCCGCCCGCCCTGCGGCGGCCGGATTTCGGCCGCCCCGGCGGCCGGCCGTGGGTGATCCGCCTCGGCCGGGAGCGGGCGCCATGAGCCGCGCCCGCTACATCCTGCACATGACGCTCGGGACCGGCGACATCCGCCGGTCCTGGCGCCACGAGGTTGAGGATGGCGTCGTCTCGCTCATCCGCCAGCAGATCGCAGAGATGCTGGCCGGCCTGCCGGTGGAGGTCCGGCCCGGCTATGCGATGGCCGGCGCCGCGGCCGGCGCGGCGCTGCTTGCGACCGTCAGCCGGGACCGAGTGCCACTCGTCACGATCGCCGTGGCTGCCAAGGCCAAGGCGTCCGCCCGGCTCTGGGACGAGCTGCGCCGGCCCGTGCCGGGCGCAGCCGCAGCCGCCGGCGAGCCGCCGCAGGCGCCATGGGTCGCCGCGCGGCTCTGGCCCGCGCTGGCACGCGACCCCGAGGCCGCCGCATGGCTCGGGGATTTCGAGCGGTGCCTGGCCTGGGCATGGATCGAGGGAGGCCAATCATGACCGACTGGGAAGCCGATCCGCGGCCCCTCAGCGCCTGCCTCAAGGCGTGGCATAAGGCCCATGGTTGGTCGCGCGATGCGGCCGCCGCCGAACTGCGCGTGCCGCGCAAGACCTATGACGGCTGGTGCGATGGCCGCATGCCCGCCAGCGAGGCCATGGTGCGACGCATGATGACGCTGATCGATGCAACCGCATGACAAAGGTGCCCGCCACCGTTGCCGGTGGCGGGCCAGTTGGTCAGGAGGAAACGCCCAAGGAGGGCCTGCACTGCACTGCCTCCGGCCGGGTCTCCAGCGGCCGAAGCCCTGAATCTCACCAGTCGTCGCGCGGCGGGCTCTCAGGCCCCGCAAGGCGGGCCAGCGCCTCGGCGACATGCGCGCACAGATGCGCTGCCGCCTTCGGCGCGAGCGAAACCTCCGCCACACCATCAAGCCCGACGATCGTCAGCAGCACGCGGCCGGCCTGAGGCCGCGCGGTGGCGATGCGCCCATCGAGCGGCCCGGTCATCGCGGTGGCGCCCCTGGTGGCGGCTGGGCCGTGCCATGGCGCGCGGCGATGTCCCGGATCGCCTGCTGCAACGCCGAGATGCGCTCCTCGTGCCGGGCCATGATCGCGTCATAGCCATGCGCGGACTGCACGAAGTCCCGGCTGTAGGCGGCGCTCTGCTCGACGAGGCCGATCCGCACGCGGTCCGCGGCGGCATCCCGCTGCAGCACCTGCACCGCCGTCTGCGTGGATTGGAGGCTGGACGCGATGCCGTTGATCTGCTGGCCGACCTGCCCGACCTGCGCAGCGGTGTCCAGCCGCACACGGCCGGTCTCGGTCGTGATCATCCACATGAGGCCACCGAGGCAGAGGGCCGTCACGGCCGCGATGGACGCGCCCATGCCGACGATCTGCGGCATGGACAGGCGCCCGGCCCGCGCCTGCTCCTCCGCATCGCGGATGGCCGCCGCCGCCTCGGCCTCCTTGGTCTTGCGCCATTCCGAGCGGAAATCCCGCTGCTCCTGGACGAACGTCCCGAATGCGCTGGCGAGGTTGCGCACATCGGAGGAGAGGGCGACGAAGTCCTGCTCAAGCCTGGACAGCCGAGCGCTAGGATCTGCGTCATCAGCCATTGCGCCCTCCCATCGCCCGGCAGGCGTCGCGGAGGCGGCCGTAGTCGACGATCATCTGCGCGAGAGGCGATCCCGGCGGCAGCGCCTCCATCTCCGCCGCGGCCCGCCGCTGGAACTCGGGCGGATAGGAGGCGAGCGGCGGGCATGCCGCCCGCATCGCCTCAGAACGTGCCGTCACGCAGCCGGCGAGTGGCATCGTCAGCAGTGCGATGCTCAGCCAGCACCTTGCCGGCGCGCCTGTCAGCCTCTTGCGCATTGCGCTCTCCATGCAGTTCGGCCTCGGCGCGGCCGAGGTCTTTGAGGGCCTGATCCCGCCGCCAGTCGGTGGCAAGCCCGCGCAGCAGCGGGACCAGGAAGCCCGTCAGCAGGGCGATCAGGGCCTCAAGCATTTTCCTTGAGCCCGACCTTGGCCTCGATCATCTGCCGCAGCCGGTCGGGCGTCAGGCCGAAATAGGCGAGCGCATCGGGCGCGCCCTTGAGGACGTAGGAGACGGCCTCGGCGATGGCGTCGTTGCGGACCGTGATCTGGAGCTTGCCGGCGAGGTTTTCGCCCTTGCCGATGACGAGGCCGGCGGCATTGGTCAGGGCCGTCTGCAGGGCATCCCGGTGCCGCGACTCGATCGCAAGGCCGAGCTGCGTGCGCAGGAGGTTGAAGATCCAGCCAGCAAGGCCGGCGATGAGGATGGCGACGATCTCGACGATATAGGGCCGCCAGGCGCCGAAGATCGAGCCGCCGTCGATCACCGAGGCGGCGAGCGCGGGGGCGGTGGCGAAGACGAGCGCGACGAGCGCCGCCGGCAGAAGCGTGCGGGTCATGGTCAGGATCCTTGATGATGCCGGGTGCCGCCGGCGCGGGGTCAGGAGACGAGGCGGCCGAGCGGATCGGCGCGCACGTCGAAGGAAGGGCAGGCCTTGGCGGCCACCTCGTTGTGGCCGCGCACGCGGCCGATCCGGTGCTTGCGCACCAGGGCCTCGACCAGCCACAGCAACGAGGCGCGCTGGGCTGGCGTGCGGCTGTCCTTGGCCGCCTTGCCGTCGGCGGTGAGCCCGCCGACATAGACGACGCCGATCGAGCCCGTGTTGTGGCCCTCGACATGGGCGCCGACCTGGCCGACCGGCCGGCCGACCATCACCCGCCCGTCGCGATAGACGACGTAGTGGTAGCCGATGTCCGACCAGCCGCGCGCCTTGTGCCAGGCCCGGATGTCCGCCACCGTGTAGTCGCGCCCCTCGGGGGTTGCGGTGCAATGCACGAAGATGGTGTCGATGCGTCTGGCGGTGTCGAGCAGCACGAGACTGTCGGCATTCGGCGGCGGCGCCGGCGCGGCCGGCATCGGCCTGGCGTCCGGCACCGGGTCGGCCATGGCGCTCTTGTCCGGCTCCGGCCGGCCCGGCCTGACCGGAGTGCCGGCCTGCCGCAGCGCGGTCATGGTCTGCGGGCCCGCGATGCCGTCCACCACCAGCCCATAGGCCGCCTGGAAGGAGCGCACCGCGCCCTCGGTCGCCGGGCCGAAGACGCCATCGGCGACGAGGTTGTGGCCGAGCGCGGCGAGCCGCGTCTGCAGGTCGCGCACGGCAGCACCCTTGCTGCCGCGGCGCAGGATCGTGCTCATGGGTCATCCTTTCGCGCTGTGAGGATCCGCACCTGATCCACGGTCCAGACGGCGAGCCCCGCGGCCATGGCGATCCCGGCGATGAGGACGAGCGCCATCAGCGCCGGGTCCGTGACCAGCGCTGCCGAAATGGTCGAGTGCATGGATCAGTCGGTGTGGGGGTCGTGCCGCATGCGCCACGTCATCCAGACGATCACGGCGGCCATGATCGGCACCAGGACCAGCGCGGTGCAGCAGCGTGTCAGTCGGGCCACGTGATCACCGGCAGTTCAGCCAGCAGGGCCTCAACGGTCGGCGGGGCGCGCTCGCCATCCTGCACGGCCGCCATTTCGGCCAAGGCATAGGTCCACACCGCGTCCCGCCATGCGACGAAGGCATTTGCCTCGGCGGCCCAGCCGGGCACCGAGGATGTCACATAGGAGGCGAGCGAGAGCGCGCCATCATACTGGCGGGAGCGGGCGGTCGCCTCGATGTGCGCCGTGATCGCCGCTGCATAGGCACCCGGATCCGGCGCCCGCAGCGACAGGGGCAGGTCCGGCGCGCCGGCGAAGCGCGGCGTGATGTGGCAACCGGCAAGGCCGGCGTCGCGGCAGCGCAACATGAGCCCGCTGGCACGCTCGATTTCGGCCACCGCGTCCGGAGAGGACCAAAGCGCCTCGTCCGCCACCTCGCGCGGCACCAGCGCCCATGATCCAGGCAGGATATCGGCCGGCGTCACGATCTCAACCTCGCCCGTCTCCGGGTCCGGCTCGCCATAGATGGCAGGAGCGGCGATGACCTGCACCGCCACGGCTTCGTCCGGCATGTCGCCGGCAACGGTCAGCAGATAGTCGATCATCACAGCGTCGCTCCGGAAAGGGCTTGCAGTTGCGCGTTTGCAAGCCCAACAGGGAATACAATGAAACGTCGGCACAACTGCCCTTGGGAGCTGCATTGGAGCTCCGCAAGGTTTGCTGGCAGAGCGGTCGCTGTCGCCTGCACAGAACCGCCATTGACCGAGTTCGCGAAATCGGTGGCCTTGTAGCGTCCGGCCCCTCGGGATACGGCCGTTCCAATCGTCGTGTCTGCACCATCAAGAATTGCGCTTCCGCCGGAAATCACAGTCATATCTGCTCGCCTCGCTCCGCTCACGTCAAAGTTGCGGAACAGAAGCGATTCATTATTCGACCCAGACGAGCGGATGCGCGGGCCATCATAACTTGGCGTCCCCGATGATGTGATTCCGTGGGGGACGAGCGTTTCGGAATAGATCGACCCCTCCGATGGATTAAGCCATGCCGCGCCGGGAATGATCAGCGCATCCGCCGATCTTGTAACAGCCCCGGACGAGGTCTTGATCGGCGTCGATGGGAAAATGCCAAGTTCCAACTGTGGCAGACCGATCCGGACAGTGAAGTTGACCGTTTCTCCGTTCGCAACCGTGATGTAGAGGCCCCCCGTCACCCTGGTCGTGGAGGCCGGGGCGGTGCCCGTCGCGGTCCACCGCTGCGTGCGCAGCGCGCCCGTGCCCATGGACTTGATGTCAACGGTAACAAATGCCAATGCGGAACCGCCGGCGTCGCCGTAACGCAAACTCGCCATGACATTGCCAGCGGGCCACGAGCCGGCAACGCGGCGAGCAAAGAACGACAAGGTCCAGGTATCTCCGGCAGCGGCGGTGATGGCCGTCACGTTGGCCGCCAGGAATTGAAGCGTTTGCTCGGCGCCGCTCGTATTGGTGCCCGTGAAGGCAACGTCGATGTAGTTGATCCCGTCCTCTGTGCCGGTCCCGACGATCTCGCGCGTCATGCCGGTCGGGGCAGTGGACAACTGCCAGTTCGTCGGCGCCGTGCCGGGCGTCCCTGCAGAAGCCCCGGCCATTGTGTTGTTGGTAAAAGAGTTGGTGCGTGCGCCCTCGATCAGCAGCCCACGCCGCGCAAGCGTCACCGGGTCGTGATCCAGCCGGAGATTGTTGCTCGTTGCCTCCGTGAGGACGCCGGACGAGTTGAAGAACCAGGCCGACGACCCGCGGGTTGCCGATCCACCTCCGAGAGCCGTCAGCAGGCCCGCGATGCTGCCGGCGAGCGCCCGCTCGCGGATCATGTAGCTGTCGGTCAGGAAGTCGAGAATCAGACTCGGCGGCGTGCCGATGCCGAGAGCGGCGATCTTGTCCATCAGCGACGCCGCGCCAATGGCCGCCGCGCCGGTCCCAGCGGGCGCGATGGCAGAGGCCAGCACCTGCACCGACGCAATGCGCGCGGCATTCTGCACAGGATCGCCCAAGGCGGACGTGTCCACAGACCAGAGCCCGGTGCCGGTCTTGATGATGTCGATGACGGCGCGCGGGCGGGTGATGACGATGGAGGTCTCGCCGTTGATGGTGTCGGACCCCGCGCGGGTGATGGTCAGCGGGCGCGCCGGACTGATCGCGCCGATACCATCGATGATGCGGACCCGGCCATTGACGGCGCGGGCGGAGTTGGCCGGAAGCGTGAAGGTGCGGCCTGCCGTGAACGCGGCATTGATGATGATGTCGCGATCGGTCGAAAGGATCGTGTAGTTGGCGTCGCCGCGCAGCGTGAAGGCTGGCGACTGATCCGCCCCAATGGTCAGCGCGCCGGTCGCCCGGTTGACCGTCAGCACGCTGATCTCGGTCGTGCCATTCGGCGTGGCGATGAGCTCCAGGACCTCCGCTCCAGATACCTCCCGCTGGCGCCAGAAGAACGAGCGCGTATGGGTCGCGCCCGAGCGCAGCGCGAAGGCCAGTTCGGCCACGGCGGAAGCCCCGACATCGCGCGGCAGCATGAACTGCGACCCGCCTCCGGCGAACTGCGCCGAGCCCACGCCGAACATGGTCGAGAGCTGATTGAGGACGGTCGTGAACAGGAAGGTCGCGAAACCCACCGTGTCCGTGCCGTCGAAATCGATGAAGAACGGCGCGTTGGTATAGGTCTGGTCCGCGTTGTCGTGGGTCGTGAAGGTCTTGGCCGTCCGGTCGATTGTCGCGATGCGGAACATCCGCAGGGCGTTCGAGGGGACATCGGCCGTGCGCGAGCCCACAAAAACCTTGTGACCCGGAAACACGCCGTCCAGGTTGATGGTCCCTGTGATCGTCCAGGCATTCTGGCCCGAGGTGCAGGAGACCGAAGATGTGCCGGTGTAAAGGTCCATGGCGGGGCATTCCCTTGTGAGGGCTGGTCAGGGATGGGCGGGCGGATGGGGGTCAGCGGATGAGGGCGAGGACCGAGAAATTGCCGCTCAAGCGAACGGTGTAGGCCGACTCACTCCAAGAGACGGGGGTGTAGGACCAGCGCCAGGCGAGGTAGATTTCGTAGTCTCCTGCCGGCAGAGCTCGCACGGAATTGGACACCTTCGGGTCGTGCTCGTTCGACCCCCAGCGCCACAGCCAGTTGTTCGCTCCGCCGCCATAGGAGACATTGGACGGCGGAGCCACGCGATCCATGATGATGATGTCAGCCCCGCCGCCGACCGGGCGAGCAATCAGGCGCACGCCCAGAATGGGCTGGGCCAGCACCGACCCGAAAGAGTAGTTGATCGTCATGTCGACGGCCATTTCCATGGTCGTCAGGATCGGCAGAATGGAGCCGGCGCCACCGATGACGGCAGCGGTGTTTGCGATCAGGCTCATGTCGCCGATCTTTTCCTCGCGCCATGAGTTCGACCCGCCCCCTGTGGTCGAGCCGACACCGACATTGACGTAGCCAGTCGACACATCCCGATCGTAGGGCAGCACCTGAATGGTAGCCCCCGGCGTCAGAGAGGTTCCGACGAACCTGCCCTCGGAATCGACCATCAGGATCGGCGCGCCGCCGCCGGATGGACGGCGGTAGATGCGATTGCCCACCAGCACGAGATAGCCCTGCGGCGAGCCCCCGCCGCCGGCAATGGCCACCATCTCGATGCCGGCATCGGCGTAGTTGCCGCTGTCGGCTGCCTTGACCAGCAGCTTGGCAGCAGACGTGGCGCCAGAGGGTGTGGTTGCGGCGGCGACCTTGAACAGGCCATTGGCCGTCACGTCACCAAGCGCGGCGTTGACTTCCGTCTGCGCAATCGCTGTCGCGCCCGCCGCATCGACCTTGGTTGACTGGAGGGTGCTGATATCGGCCTGCGCTGTCGTCAGGCGGGTGTCTGTGTAGTCTACCCACGTTGAGCCGTTCCATCGCTTCACGCGGTTGTTCTGGCTTGTATCGATCCAGATATCGCCAGTGACGGGAGATGACGGCGCGGTGCCAGAGGCGCTGGTGGAGTTCTTGTTGTTGTCCGGGCGAGCAACCCAGGATGACCCGTTCCAGACATACTGGCGATTATTCTCGCCGGTGTGGAACCAGATGTCGCCAACAGCCGTCGCCGTTGGCGCCGATCCTGCGACGAATGTGCGGCTCTTGGTATTGACGGTAGCCGAGAGCGTCGAAATGCTGCCGGCAAGCGCCGCATCGCCATCGGCGCGGGCGGCATTTGCCGCCGTGATAGCCGAGCTGAGTGCCGTATTGCTGTTCGGGCCGGTGTAAACCACCGCCTCCAGAGCGGTGATCTGTGCCGTCAGGGCCGACGTCTGATCGGCGATGGAGGTGGTCAGCGAGGCGAAGGTCGCAGCCGTGTTGGCCGTCAGCGCGGCAAGATCGACCTGCAACGTCGCGATGGACCGGCCCTGATCGTCGATCCGCGAATCCAGCCGGAACCGCGTCGCCGCCGCCTGTTCCCATTGCGCGTCGGAGAGCGACTGGAACCGCGCCAACAGTTCTGCCAGCGTCTGCGAGGCAACGGCCTGCGATTGACGTAGTGCGGTGATTGTCTCGATTGTGACAGTTCCAGCCGCCAATTGCAATTCGGCGGCCTCAAGACGATCCTCGACAGCCCCGAGTTCGGCTTTGGTCGCCAGCAGCGTGATGGTGCTCTCGACCGCATCCATCCGCAGTTGGAGCTGCGCAACGGAACCGGTCGTGCCGTTGACCGTCGTCACCAGCGCCTCGTAGAGCCCTTCGAGCGCATCCAGCGTCTGCCGGATCACCGAAATCTCGGCGTCCAGCTCCTCCAGCCCCTCGCCGGAGGCGGCCACGATCGTGTCAACGCGGCCGGCCAGCATCTCGACCGTGGTGGACAGGGCGGTGAGGCCGTTGTTGATCGTGTCCACCGCGCGGAATCGCGATGCGCCGCCCGGCCCGCGCCGCTCCCAGCCGAGATCGCCAAGGGCGCCGCGCATGTCCTCCGACACCGCGATGGCATGGGCGAGAGCCTGGCTCAGGGTGGTCAGGCGCTGGTTGATCTGCACGCCGATCCGCGCGCCCGCCGTCTCGGCGCGGGTCACATCGCCGGACAGCGAGCCGATGATGTCCTGCACGCTGTTCGCGGCAGCGATGGCGGCAGCAATGGCATCGGATGCCGCCTGCTCAACAGCTTCGACGCGCTCCCGCACCGCAGTATCGAATGCATCCCAGCGGATAACGCCCGGCTCGGCATCGGTCGCCACGACGATCGGCTTGGGCGTCGTGAATGGTGCGGAGACGAGCCAGTTTCCAGGAACGCCAGTCGATCCGAACGCTCGGCCGCGGATGTAGCACGCCACCTCGGTCGACAGGTAGGGCATTGGCGACTGGCCAATGGGGGACGGACCGCTGGCCAGTGGCTGCCAGTCTGCGTCATCGGATCCGACGGCGATCTGGAACTCATAACTATCGGCGCCGGCCTCCGCGCGGGCCGACCACTTCACCATCAGGATGGAGTCGTGGCGCTCGCACGATGCAGTCAGCGACAAGATCGCCGGGCTTTCGGACGGGAGCAGGCCCCATGTGAGCGGTGACTGCGGCGGAATGGGTGCGTTTAGCTCCGCATACACCGAGGCGGAGTCGACCACGGCCTCGATCTGCGCCTGCAAGTTCTCCTGGTTGGAGATGGAGCGAACGAGGAACTGCTCGCCGAGGCGCGCCGGTGGACCGATCCTGATGGAGCAGCGGTCAGCATTGAAGCTCCCGATCACCTGCGCCAGAGAAAGCCCGGTGTCAGCCTCCTCCAGAGCGCATGCCGTTTCGTCGAGCACCACATTGCGACTGCTGGCGCCCTGCGATACCGGGACAGGCCCCCACTCCCTTCCCTTGCGGTCGCGCAGGATGGCATGGTCGCCGGCCTCGATGTCCACGTCAACATCAATGGTCAGCGACGTGCCGGAGAAGGCCGTTATGCCGGCCACCTTGGTCTCGCGGACGAACCAGACGTCCAGTCCGATCGGATCCCCGCGAGAGATCAGCCGCGCATCGAGTTCCGTCCGGAACGAGGCCGTCTTGCGCCGACAGTAGCCCGCCGCTGCCATCCACGTCGCGAGATGGTGCGCATGCTGATAGGACGAGACTCCGGGAACCTTGACGATCCGCGGCGTCCGGCTTGGGATCCCCATCGACTTCTCGGCCGAGTTGGGGCGACGATAATCGCCGCCATCGTCGAACTGCACGATGAAATGCGCCGAGCCATCATCGGCCTGCGGCTTGTAGGACAGGCTCAACGAATTGCGGACGATCTGCCGGCGCGTGAAGAGGTGACGACGCACCGGGGACGGTTCGTCCCTCGTGAAGGTGTAGCCGGCCCCGACCATGGTCGGCTCCGCCCGCATGGGCAGCAGGATCGTGGCCATCGCCTCGGCGGCGGCAACCGGGCCATTGATGAACCCGTCGAACGTGTCGAACTCGGTGACGGCGGTCTTGTAGGCGTGGACCTTGGCAAGGTCGATCATCGATGCCTGTTCGCCCAGCCCGTAATAGGGGTCGCGGATCATGTCCACGAAGCAGTCAAGGCATTTGCGGATCGGCCCCTCGACGAACGCGGTGCCATTCCAGACCAACCCGACACGCTCGACCTCGACCTGCACATCCGCGAAGGCGGTCTGGCCAAGCCCCTTGCTCGACCGGATCTCCATTGCGATCTCGGTGACGTGCTCCCTGACGATGGTATCGGGGACGAAGCCGCGCAAGCCATCCCATGCGTAGTTGCAGTTGTCGTTGTCGTCGATCTTGGCCCGGTTGTTCCTGGCGCGCACCGCATAGCGACCGGCAGAAACGGTGATGGTCTGGCTGAACCTCAGATGCCTGTTGGCGAAGAATGGCGCCGACGTCCTGTAAAGCGTCTGCCACGGGCCGATCGGGTTGCCGGCATCATCGATCGGGGCATACTCGAACCACAGATCCTGGGTCGTCTCGTGCCCGTTGCGCGAGTAGCCTGACGGCGTCGAGAAATCGACCTGGATGCGGTTGATGGTCGTGTTGACCGGGTTGACCGGGAACGGACCAAGGATCGGGTCCGGGTCGCTGGAAAGCGGGATGGCCTGCCCGGTCACGTTCGGGCTCGAAATCACCGAAGAGGGCACCAGTGTCGATGCCTGCCCGTAGATCAACTCGAACCTGCAGCCGGGGAACGGCGAGGTGATGCCAGACGTCACGACGCCACCGTTCGGCTCGATGTCACCCGACCAGAAAGTGGTCGTGCCGACGCGGATCCGCTTCAGGCGGTATTTGCCCTGCCCGATGACGCCGCGCTTGAGGAGGATCGTGTCCTCGCGGTTCTCGTAGCGGCTATAGTCTGGCTGACTCAGATCGGGGACGCGCCAGCAGGTGCCATAGCCGACGGGTATCGGGCTGTTGGGTCTCGGCAGGTTGCCGCCGCCCGTCACACCATAGATCGGCTGCTGGCTCTTAGGCCTCGACAGGGCCATTGCGATCGAGGTGCCGCCGATCACCAGCACGCTCGCAATCTGCAGCGCCGTCGCGGTCTTCGCCGAGATCAGCCCCAAGGACAGGGCCGGGTTCACCAGCATCAGCGTCAACGCCGCGATGCTCGACGCGATCTTCAACGCGGTCTGACCGCCGCGCCCGCCCTCCGGCAGATAGGTCACTACCACCACATCTTCGGGGGCCGGAACCCAACGGTCCCAGGAGCGGTGCTCCAATCCCTTCTTGTGCGCGCGCCTCGTGGCCACAGTGTTGTTGCACGGCGTCTGCGGCGTGAACGGCTTGTGGACGGACACGATGAAGGGGACATCCCGGCGCGCGCAACGGCGCACGATGGTGCCGACTTTCCGCCGCGCCGGCGGCAAATGACGGCGACCAAGTTCGTCGCCGTTCAGGTTCTTGAAGAGGACAAGGGTCATTTCGGAATGTAGAAGGTCGTATTCCAACCGCGAAACCGGACCTGCATCAGGCCTTCGAGGCACGCGCCCTGCGGCGCATCGACATGCAGAACCATGGGCGCCGGCAGCATCAGGCAGACACCGGCATGCTCATCCACCCGCCGGCTCATGTCGCCGCGAGACATCAGAACTACGGCACCATGCTCCGGGGCATCGGTCTGCCGCCACGCCGCCATTGCGGGATGGCCATGAATGGCCCGGTGCCGGCCAATCGGCGTCTTCGGATAGGTCGAAAGCGGCAGGGTGCGATGGAAGAACCGCTCCTGCACCTCGCAGACCAGCGCCCAGCAATTGCCATCGGGATCGCGCCGCCATGGTGTGCCGACACGCTCGTTGATGAAGGCGAGAAGGTCGCTCACTGCTGGAAAAACAGCGCTGGGAACGAGCCGGCATCAAAGCGACGAAGCGGGAACCCCTGCGTCGCCACCTCACGATAGCGCAGTTCACCCATAACCCTGGTCGACGTGACCTCCACATCGGTCAGGAACAGCCCGCGCACGATATCGCCGGGGGCGGAGAGATCGTCGTCCCGGAACACCCTGAACGTGACCTCGATCGGGCGATTGTCCGTGAGGGTGAGGTCCAGCTTCTCGATGAGGGCGCCCGAGATGTTGTCGACGATGGCGCGCGCCGGCGTCGGCCCATTGCTGTCGACACCAGGCGGCGTGAACCTGAACGCGAAGGGCTCGAACTGCACGGCCTCGCCGGCATTCAACGGCGCCGAGGCCTCAAGCGTTGCCACCAGCGGGACGCCGCGCCGCCGGCCCGTCACCAGCCGGATCGGGATCTCGAATGCGGGATGCCGCATTTCAACGGTATACCACACGATCCGGTCCCGCGGGGCCACCGCATAGGCCTCCCGGATTTCATCGGAAAGGATCGACATCAGAGATAGACCACCCGCGTGAACGACACCCGGTCAATGCGCCCGAATGGCGCGATCGCATATTCACCCTTCTGGATCTCGCAGACACGCATGGCATAGCCTTCTTCGCCGAGCAGGCGCACCGGCATCATGAACGGCGCCGACGCGCGATTGAGGTCATGGACAAGGAAATCGCGGAGCGTGCGCACCTCTGCCGGCGAGCGTAGAACGATCATCACAGGCGAGGCGATCGCGATGATGTCGCCGCTGGAACGCATCCTCGGCGGGCCGTCCTGCATGTCTGTCGTTTCCGGAGTGAACAGCGGCTTCTCCTCATAGCCGGCGCGCAGCGGACGGTAATTCACGTTGGCGGGCCACGCGATCATTCAGACCCCCCTCAATGCGCCGGTCGCCGGAACTCCGAGAACCTGTCCCATCGCGCCGTAGAGCGCGCCTTCTCGCCGGCCTGCGCGCGCCGCCATGCCGGCTTCGATGGACGGGATGAGAACCCGAATGGTGCCGTCGTCCATGGTCGACACCTCAGGCTGCGTTGGCCCCTGGTTGATGACCTGCACAACCGGCCGCCCGACGGCGCCGCCACCACCTTCAGCCGCGCGGGACAGGCCAGCGATGGTGCGCATGGTCCGTTCGCTGTCGGCCTGGGTCAGGACGCGCTCGCCGGCCATGAGAACCGCGCGCAGTTCGCCGGCGCGAAGACCCGAGTGATACCGCGGCGCCGAGTTCCACAGGCTGGCCGGCGCGAAGCCGGCAACAGGCCCCGATCCGGCGATGCCGCCATCGTGATAGGAGCTGAACGCCGACAGCGCGCCGCCGGCGGTCACGCTACCGCCCCCGGACAGCAGGTTGCCAAGGCCGAGCAGACCTCCGATTCCGCCGCCCGGCATGATCTGATCGAAGAGCGAACGGAACAGTTCGGCGAGCTGGCGCTCAAGCGGCTTGAACATCACGTCGATGAGGGTATTCATGAACCGCTGGCCAAGCCCACGAAGGGCGCCCTGCCAGTCGCCGTTCACAGCCGCTTTCACCGCCTCGGTGAAGCCCTTGGCCAGATCGCCACCAGGGTCGCCGAAGATGCTTCTCGCGAGCCGCCCGCGGAACTGCTGGAACGTCGCGTCATCGAAGCCCGCCTGCTGGAGCCGCTGCAGCTCCTTCGCGTAACGCTCCTCGTCTGTGGCGTAGCGGTCGCGGAACTCCTTCTGCGTGCGCAGCCGGAAGGTCTTCTCCAACTCCTCGCGGATCGCGCGGATGCGCGGCGGGATGTCGTTCGTCCGGCCGGCGGACATCGCATCGATGAAGGCCTTCACGTCGGCCTCGGCGACTCGGGCCGTGCGGGAATACCGAACTGTTTCCCTGTCGATCTCACTCAACGAGAACGAGGCCGCCTCTTCACGCAATTCGCGCAGAGTCTTGGCATACTGCTTTGCATCCGCATCGCCTCTGCCACGGCGCTCTCGCTGGTTGTTCTGATAGAGCTCCCGCAGTTCGGCATCCGTCGCCGAAGGGAACTGCTGACGGTAATCCTCGATCCCGCGCTCTTCCTTGCTCAGCCTGGATCGCCGCAGGGCCTCGCCGAGAGCGTTGCGGTTCACGATGCGGTTCATGGCCTGCGTAGTGCCGGCCGACGGCGCCCGACGCGCCAGCCCATCCGCCTCGGCCATGTCAGGCTGACCGGACCCGACTTCCGAGATCCGCAGCATGATGTTGATCGTCTTGCCCGTCAGGGCATCGATCGCCCGCTGAAGCGACAGGATCGCGCCACGCGACGTCTCGGCCGTCTTGGCCGCGTCCTCGATCCCGCGGATCACCCCGCCAAGATCGGGGTTGGCCTGACGGAGAGCATCGATCCGCGCCTTGAACTCGCCCATGGGGATGGCGCCGGCAACGAAGCTGGACACCAGATCCCGCAGTGGCCCGCTCGGCATGTTCGACGCCGCCATGCTCAATTCAGCCATGGCTGCGGTGAACTGCTGGATCGACGCCTTGGCCTGCTCGGTAATACCGGCGCGCTGCGCAAGGTCATAGCCGCTGGCGCCATCGGAAAGCGGCTTCATGACCTCGTCAGCCATGGCCTTGAAGGTCGCCTCGGCGGATTTGGCCGTGGTTGCGGCGGAGGCAACGGCCTTCTCGTAGGACTGGATCTCCCGAACGCGCTCTTGGCGCTGCGCGGACAGCGTGGGGTCGTCCGCATCCCGCGCATTCAGCGCGTTGTTGCGACGAAGCGCGTCGCGCCCGCTGGACAGCTCGGCGATCAGCGACGCCTGCGATCGCAGGTCGCTCAACTGCTTCAGAAGCGACTCCGCCGCCACCGCCGAGATGCCGGCCCCATTCGCAACGCGCGACAGCCCAGCGGAGATCCGCTCGATCTGCTCAACGGACAGCGACCCCTCGGACTGGACCTTCTGCAGGGCCTGAGAGAACGCCATCAGATCGGCTGTGTAGCGGCGCCGCTGCTCCGTCGACGCCCCGGCCGGTATGGGCTGCGGCAATGCCGGGGCGGCGCCAGCTTCAGACAGAAGGTCCAGCAACGCGCGCGGGTTCTCCGATGCGCGCATGTCCGAGATCAACTTGGCGATGCCGGCGCGCTGTGCCTGCCGCGCCTGTTCCAACTGCGAGCTCGCAGAAATCTCCGCTTCGGGCTGCGTCCGGCCTGTGGTGGCGGCCGAGCGCCGCGCCTCCTCGACCGCCTTGATCGCCTCGGGCAGGCCTTCGAGCGCGCGCTTGTGACGCTGCGCCTCTTCCGCCGCCCTTGCCTGCTGGTAAGCGAAGAGGCCGATGCCGGCCGATGCGAGTGCGAAAGCGACGCCCCACGGACCGCCGAGGAACGAGACCAGAGAGGCCCCGGTGGCCAAGAGGCCGGTTTTCACCGTGCCGAGCGCACTCGACACCGCAGCGAACCGGCGCTGCGCGTCAGCGGCTGCGGCCGAGGCTGCGGCTACGCGCCTGTCCGCCTCGGCGAGGTTCCGCGACGCGATCGCGCTGGCGTTCTTCAGATCGGTGAGCCGCTGCTCGGCCGACGCCTCCACACCGGAGCGAGCGGCTGACACGCTGGCGGCGCCAGAGGCCACGGCATTGGTGGCCCTCGTTCTCTCGGCCAGCAGTTCTTCACGCTGGCGATCCAGAACGGCCACCTTCTGATCGATCCGACGCTGCTGATTTTCGACGTCCAGCGCGCCGCCGGCGCGCACCTTGGCCAGGCGGCTTTCCTGCTGCTGGATCCGCGCCGCCTTCTCCTGATACTCGCGCTCGGCAATCTGCAGCGCCTGCAGCCGGCGAGCGTTCTCCTCGCGCTGCGCTTCGATCAGCTCACGACCAGCCTTGGCAAAGCCCGCCCTCCCCTCCCGCTCGCTCTTTGCGACGCCGCGCTCAAGGCCGGCGAGAGCTGTCTGCCCCTGATCCAGTGCAGCCCTGGCCTCGGCAAGACGGCGCGCGGCCGGCATGGCCGCATTCTCGGCTTCGGCCACGCGGCGGATCGCGTCGGCTTCGCGGTTGAGAAATCGCTCGCGCTGGACAGCAACCTGCCCGGCGACCCTGGCGCGGGCCGCCTCGTTGGATGCAAGTCGCGCATCGATGTCAGCGACGCGCCGCTTGGCGCTGGCATAGGCCTCCTCGGCGGCCGACAGTTTCTGAACCGAGATGGGCGCCGCCGTCGCCATGATCGGAGCGCTCGCAACCGACTGGACAGCAGCCTTGGCGGTGGCGGCCTGCCGCGCGATTGCGGCCTGCTCTTCCCGCGCTCGCGCCAAGGCATCTGCCGCAGCCTCGCGGTTGCCCAATGCCGCGGCGCGCGACGCCGCGACGCGCTCCTTCACATCGCCGACGAGCACGCCGATCCGGCTACCGCCGATCCGGATGGCGGCCAAGGCCACGAGCGCGGCGCTCAGGCCCATGATCGCGGAGGCGATGCCGGGGACGTTGTCTCCCATCCAACGCAGAAACGCGCCGAGCCGTTCGGAGGCCCCGGACGCCTGGTCCAGGACGCCAACATAGCGGATCAGGGCGTTGTTGAGGTAGACCAACCCCTGCGAGATCAGCGGAGACGACTGCCCGAAACGGCGGTCGATCTCTTCGCGCCGGCGCAGGACCGCATCCATCACGGCCTGCGCGGTCAAGGCCCCCTCGGAGCCCATCTCGCGCAGCCTGCCAACATCGCCGCCGGCGAGTTCCTGCGCGAGGATCTGCGTCAGGGCGACGTTGTTCTCAAGGACCGACCGAAGCTCGTCGCCCTGCAGGCGATTCGAGGCGAGACCCTGCGACAACTGGATGGCAGCAGACGAGGCCTCCTGTGTCGTTGATCCGGAGATCAGGTTGGTCTTCTGGACGGCCTCTACGAACTGCAGCACCTCTCCTTGGGACCGGCCAAGGTTCTGCGCGGCCATTGCCGTGCGGGAGAACATCTGCGCCGTGGCGCCATATTCCTGGCGTGTGCGCTGGGCGATCTCGAAGATCTGCTCCTCAGCCTGCGCCCGCTGCGCGGTTCCCTGAACCACCACGTTGATGCGGTTGCGGACGCGCGTTGCCTCGTCGGCGAGGTCGGTCAACTGGCGTGTGCCCAGCGCGGCAAAGGTGCCGCCAAGAGCCGCCGGCAGAAGCAGCATCACATTGCGCAGGCGCTCAACGGTGCTGCTGGCGCGCAGGGCGGATAGTTCCAGGCCACGGAACGCTATGCCGCCGTCGAACGACCGGAACCGCCGCTCGATCTCCGTGATGTTGCGCGCCACTCGCTCAGTCGAGCGGGTGATCCGACCTCCCTGCTGGTCGACCTCCGAGGCGGCCCGGCGAAGACCGCCGGTGAACTGGTCGAGATCCGTCCGGAGAACGACCTCGATCGCGCCGATCCGAATGGCCAAGGATCAATCCCTTTCAGACGCGCCGAAAGGCCCGGCCGCTGAGGCGACCGGGCGCATGCGTGAGAGCATCACGTTCAGGCGGAGCGCCCGACGATGACAATGTCGTAGGTCACGGAAGTTCCGGAGCCGGAATTGGGGATGTGCAGCCGGTCGCCGGTGCCGGCCGTCACCGCCCAGCCGGCCGCCGTCTCGTCCTTGATGAGGACCGAGGCGCCGGGCTTCAGCACGATCTTGTCCGAGGCATCGGCGAACGGGCCGGCAAAGGCGTTCGAGGAGGCGCCGCCGACAACCACGTTGTTCGTGTTCTCGGCACGAGCCTTGATGTAGATCGCCATGACCTCGGCGAAGCTCAGGGCCGCACCGAAATTGTCCGTCCGCGCGCCGGCCAGGTCAATGTCCTCTTCCGCCGACGCGGCGAGCGTCCGTGTATCGGTGAAGAGCTTGTCGGCCTGCTTGGCGCCGGTTCCGGGCGTGACGCGGGTCACGTCGTCGAGGCTGACGGGGAACCGCGCCGTGCCAAGGTCGGCGGCCTTGGTGAGGACGAGGTCGATGTTGATGCGAAGGTCGCCCTGCACGCTCATGGCGTTTCTCCTGGCAGAAGGTGGTCAGAGTTCGGTAGGTGCGGCTTCGGCAGGCACATGCTCGCCGGAGGTCTCTTCGGCGCCAGGTAGCCACTCGGCGAGTTTCCCGAGCTTCCCCACCATCGCCGCGTTGGTCATGGCCGCCGTCATATAGGCGCGCCGCGTGTCCTCTTCGGTCGAGACTTTCGCCCGGAGGATCACCTCGAACGGTGTCAGTCGATGGACGGCGTCAGAGTCGAGGCCTGTTCGAGCGCCGACGGCGTAGATGCGCTCGAACTCATCGCCGGGGGGCTGGCTTCACCCTCCCCGTCCAGCGACTCCAGATGCTCGGCGAGAGCCGCTGCCCGCTCTGCCTCGATCTGCTCGTAGGTCTTGCCGGTCCACGCCAGCATGAGGGCATTGGCGAAGGCCATCTGCACCTCATCGGGATTGAACGGCAGATCATCCTCCTGCGCGGAGAGAAGGCGCTTCACCTTCTCCTCTCCGGCCTCATTGCGGATCTTCAGCCCGTGGCGGAGGCAATCGATCATGACGAGCGGATCGAACTTGGCGAGTCCTGTCATGATGACCTCGCGGTAGTTCTCGCCGTATTTCTGGCGGAGCTGCACGAGGTCGCCGGTGCGATAGCGGAGGTAGTCCTCCCCCCCGAAGAAGGGGAACGGCACCTCTCCTCTAGTCCGGTTCATGGTCATGCGACGTTAGCCCACACGATCGGCCCGGTGATGCGCAGCTCGACGGTCATCTCCATCGGCTGGTTCGGGTCGAAGTTGATGTCGCGGGACATGACGAACGCGGCACAGGTGAACCGCTTGGTGTGGCTGTTCGGCCGCACACGGAAGGCGCGGGTCTGGCCGTTGTTGAACAGGGCTTCCAAGCCGGTGACGTCGTCCTGGGTTGCGACGCCGGGCCGGTAGAAGATCTGCATGGTCGCCCGGCCATAGTCCGGGAGATCGCGCATGAACTCCTTGGCCGTCGAGTCGAGCGCGGTGATCTCCTGCTCTCCGGACTGGCCCTGGAGGCGGAAGTTGCGGATCGACGGGATGGCGGCATAGACGGTGCCGACGCCGGGCGTCTCGGTGTCCCCGAGCTCGACGACGGTGCCCGCACCACGACGAATGGTCATGGCCTATTCTCCTCTCAGTTTTCGGGGTTGAGGGCGGGGAAGCCGTCCCTCTTGCACTTCGTCGACGACGCTGCGTCGCGGTCGAAGGTCGAGATGCCGCACTGGTCGCAATGCCAGTGGTCGAGACCGTTCCACATCTGGAACCGGAAGCCGCACTTGCGCGGTGCGGGCTCGGCTTCGGTGGCCGGCTCAGGCGAAATAGACATGGAAATCGATCGCTCGACGGAAGATCTTGCTCGCCTGGTCATCCAGAAACGCCTCCGATGCGCGCCGGATGCGGTCGATCGACAGGCCCGCCGAGGGGCCCGTATAGTCGTCGAGAGCGGCGCAGATGGCCGCGCCAAGAAGGTCCGCCTGCAGGGAGGATTCCGAGCGGGCTTCCACCGTGACGCGGTAGGAGTGCTGGCCGCCGACGGAGGTCAGGTCTTCCTCCGAACGGCCGGACACCGGCACGATGACGATGCAGGGATAGTCGACGGCCTGTTGAACCCGGCCGACGAAGATCCTGTTGGCCACAATGGCCGAGACGCCAGCGTTCCCGGACAGGAGCGCGACCAAAGCGGACGACGGCGTGCGCAAGTTCTAACTGCCGCGGGCCTTGGCGATGCGCTCGAGGTGGGCGCCGATGGCCCGGCCGGCGGTTTCCATGGTGGTCTGCGCCGTCTCGTCGAAGGCCGGCCTGAAGGCGGGCTTCGGCTCCGTGCCGGGATGCCAGATGCCGCGGCGCGGCTGCGCATGCGGCGCGGCACCGAACTCGATGATGTGCATCAGTTTCGCCGCGATGCCGACGCAACCAAGCGAATGCTGGTTCTTGCCGGTCTTCGCGATTACGAACTCATCCGGAATGGCCCCGGTCTTGTAGGAGCCGTTCGCGATGAAGAAGTCGCGCGCCGCGCGCGCCATGGGAATCAGCGCCTGCTCGCGCACGGTGTCCATGTCGGCCGGCGATAGCCCGCCGGCAAGTGCGCGCAAAGCGTCGCTGACCGCACGAGCGCCACGAACCTCGCTACGCGCCACGATCCACCTCTGCCAGCATCAGATCCGTCGTCTTCCTGGTGTTCAGGTCGTGGTGAACAGACACGATGTTGAAGGTCAGGTTCTCGAACTCGACCTTCATCGCAGCGGTGATGCCACGTCCTTCGATGTAATCGACCTGGCAGCGGTAGATGGCGACCGAATGGCGCTCCGTGTTCCGCTCAACCTCATAGCCACGAAGCGGAAACAGCCGCGCCCACATCTGGCCGTGCAGAACCCATTCCGGAACTGCCTCGTTGTGCTCGTTCACCCCGGATCCGACCTTGCGAACCGTGATGAACGCCTGCCGCTCGCCGGCGCGCATCAGACGACCCAGGCAGGTGAGTAGCGGGTGCGCACGCGGTAGTGCCGCATCAGCGCCTCGACGCCCATCTCAAGGTTCCGCGGGACGGTGATGACGCGCGGCTCGATGATGACCGCCTCGCGATTCTGGTAGAAGTGGCCGGCCAGAAGGATGATGGCGCTTTGGATGTCCGCAGGCACCGCGGCCGGGCTGTCATAGCCGACCGTGAACGCGACCTGGAACGCTGCGGGGTCGTCGTCATCCATGTCCGCCGGCAGCGCAGCATTGGTGCGCACCAGCATCCAGACCTGATCCCCGCGGACAACGTGATAGAGACCTGGCGAGGCCGTCACGTTGCCGCCGACGAGCCGAGAGACCGTCACAGCCGATGCCGGCGCGCCGGTGTAGCGCAGCGGCGGCGCCGGCAGTTCCATCGTGGATGGCCATGTCGGCAGAGAGACCTTCAACGTGCGCGCCAGAATGGAGATCTGGTTGTCCCGTTCGAGCATCAGCATCGCGGCCCGGATCGAACGCTCGATGAGGCTGTCTTCCATGGCGTGCATGACGCGCTGCGATCGCTTCACGTCATCGACGGAGACGGGGAGCCATGCTGCGGCTTCTGTCACTTCAACGAGCACGGCGCGGCCCCGATGCGGGATGCGGGATCGGTATTGCCTAGGCAGGTCGCGGCGAAGCGCCGGTTGGCCGCCGCGTCGGCACCCTTCACTTCGCGAACAGGTCCGGGAGCAGCCCCCCGGACCATTTTATCGGCGTAGCGCAGCATCAGGCCGCGATCAGGGACTTGGTCATCGGCCCGCGATCGGATCCGAACAGAACCCAACTGGCCATCCACGTCACGGTGTCCGTGTTCGCCGCGGACAGATCGGGCGTCACCTGCGCGCGGATGAACTCGCGCGCGTCCGACAGGTCGAAATCGAACTCGATCGTGCCGGTCTCGGTTGTGCCGCCCGAGCCGCCGGTCGCCACAACCGTCTTGGCATAGGCCGGGCCGAAATCGGCGGCGCCGGTGCCCGATCCGTCGGTTGCATCCTGGATGTTCACGGCGAACGACAGGGTCGCCGCAGCGGCCAGGGGCGAGCGGAACGCGATGACCAGCTTGGCCGAGTGGTAGGGGCCGCGGGCCGCCGGCTTGCGGTCGAGCCACGGGCCGTCCACCTCCGTGTTGTCGCCGGAGCCGCCGGCCGTGGCCGTGCCATAGGCGCAGTATTCGGTGCGGCAGAACTTGCCGCCGACGTGCTTGTTGATCGGGCGCATCTCAGTTCACTCCTTCGGAGTTGGCGCGGCGGGCAATCTCCGCGGCGATGACGGCGACCGCCTCCTCCTTGCTCATCGGATTCGGCGCGTTCTGGCCCGCGATCCGCTTCGCGAGCTTGATCTGCTGCAGAAAGTGCAGGCTCTCCCAGTCGGACGGGATCTGCACGATCGCGGCGGGGTCCATGGCGCCACCGGGCTCCGAGCCCGATGGCGCGGCAGGTGCATTGGGCAGATGCGATCCGCCCGTCAGGTCGTAGGTGGCCAATCCCTTGGCGACCAAGTCGGCCGCCATGTCGGGCATGAACCCGGCGACCGTCCGCGGGAAGTTCTTCCCGACCATCTGGTAGAGGAAGACCGGGACCAGCCCGCTTTCGTTCACCCGCGACATCAGCGGCCCCACTTCACGCCCGTCAGGACCGCGACCGCCGGCAGGTGCCGAAGGGCGAAGTCATGGCCCTGGAACATGAACATGACCGTCTCCTCGCGCTCCGCGGCGGAGCGAAGGTTGCCGCTGGCGTCGGTGTAGGCCGCCTCGTCGGAGACCTTCACCCGCAGGCCGGGCTGCTCGCCGAAGTAGACGTGCGTGGAGGCGATCAGCGACAGGTGCGACTCGTTGGAGCCGGCGCCCAGGTTCGTCGGCAGGTTCGTGGTCACAAGGACCGGGAAACCCTTCAGGGTCGGGTTCGCCTGCTGCAGCGTCGGGAAGTAGAAGTTGCCGTTCCCATCGCGCATGTCCTGAAGATAGCCGAAGGTCTGGTAGGACATGGTCCACTTGGCCGTGCCGAGGCTGACGTTGCGCGTCGCCAGGTAGTTGACCGCCCAGCGCAGATCCGCATCGACCTGCGCGATCGTCGGCGTGGTCGAGTTGACGGCCGTGGTCGAGCCGATGCCGGGGATGTTGTAGATCCCGAGCGGCCGGGACTGCAGGCCGTCGCCGAGAAAGGCGTTCAGGTCCATCGTCTCGGCGCACACGTCGCGCAGGTCGGTCTCGATGAACTGGCGGACCTGCGGCAGGCCAAACATCAGCAGCTTGTTCGAGATCGCCGTCTTGGCCTTCAGATCCTTCACCGACATGTTGATGTCGCGGAAGGTCGCCTCGGAATAGGCGGGAACCGAGTTCTCAGGGCCATAGGAGGCCGAGCCGCCGGTGTTGCCGCCGGCCTGCGTGAACGTGCCGTTCACCATCGGCACGATGCGCGGCTGCAGGCGCAGGAAGGTCGTGGTGGGGCGGAGGAATTCGATGATGTCGGACGACATGGACGGCGGGACCGTCAGACCACCGGTGCCGCCCGTGGCCTGAAGCTGCTTCGTCCCAAGGGCGAGCTCGTCGGCCACGTTGCCGTAGCCGTTCTCGAACAGCGCCGAGCCGACATCGTCATAGTAACCGCCCTTGACGGCGGCCAGTCCGGCCATGACCAACCCGACCTTCAGGACGCCGTCGGTCGAGCGGACCTGCACATCGGCCTTGCGCGCCGCCTTCTCGGTGGCGGTGGTGGCCGGGATCTGGATTTCCGAGGCCTTGATGGCCTCTTCGATGTCCTTGATCTCGGCCACCAGTGCGTCGGCCTCGGTGCGCAGCGTCGTCACCTCGCCGGTCAGGGCCTTCATCTCCGTCACCTCGGCGGCGGAAATGTCCTCCTTGCCGGCCAGCTCCTTGAGCCGGTCGCCCTTGGTCTTCAGGAGAGCCGTCTTCTCGGAGAGGGCGGCTCGCTTCTTCGCGAGAGACATGGTTGGTTCTCCACTTCTGGATAGAGAAAGCCGCCCCGAGGAGCGGCCATGGCGACACCGGCCTGATGGCCGGGATTGGGTTCTGGTCGCGTCAGGCGACCAGCTTGAGGGCTTCCAGCGCGGCGTCCTTCGCCGCCTTGATCTCGTCGGCGGTCGGGGGTTTCGGCGGCGGGTTCAGGATCGACTTGACCCGATCGGCGATGCGCTCGATCAGCCCCTTGGAGTCGACCGCGTCGGGGTCAAAGCCGCCGACGACGGTGGTGCGGTTGCCGGACAGTGCCTTCTGCGCGGCCTCGTATTCGGCCTTGGGCACGATCAGGCCAGTCGCGGGATCCTTGGCGTAGGTGTCGAGCACCTCTTCGATGAACCGGAAGCACAGTCCGAGATCGCCGGCGTCCTTCGCGAGCGCCATCGGGTTGGCGGGCACGGACACGATCGAACACTCGACCAGTTCGCACTCCACGATCTCGTATGACCAGGTCGGGGAGCCGTCCTCCATGACGATGCGCTTGACCGTCTTCGGGATGAAGCCGATGGACGAGGCGCGGAGGATGCCGGCGCCGATCAGCCCTGCGGCCTTGTCGATCTCCGCGGTGGTCCCGGCCGGGCCGAGCACCGCATCGCCCTCCATCGACCGCTCGCTCTTCGTCACGTTCGCCCATGTGCCGATCGGGTCGGCCGAGCGGTGGTTGAGCAGGCAGATCGGATTGGCGCTGAAGCCGGACAGGTCGATGCCGGCCGTATACACGATGTCGTCGTCGCGATCCTTGTCCTGCGTCGACATGACGAACCGGCCCGTGCGGGTCTCCTTGTTCCAGGAGACGGGGGCCTTTGCCACCTTGAAGACAACGCCATCTCGGGCCGATGCCTTTCGGCGCGACAGGAACTCGTCCAGCGACACGTTCTTTTCGGGCATGATCGACTCTTCAGTTGAGGAACGCGCGCGACGCCGACTTTGCCGGTGGCGGAGGATCGCCTTCCGGCTTCGGCCCAGCCCCCGACAGCTTCTCGATCTCGCCGCTGCGGTAGATTATCGCGCTGTTCAGCGGCAGGACGCGGTGATCCTGCTCAGCCGGGACCGGCGTCTTGCCGAGCAGTGCGCGCGCCTCATTCAGCCACAGAAGTCCGGACTGGAACTGCTTTTCGATGCGCTCGCGCCGCGCGGCCGGGTCTCGGTCGTAGAGCTCTTCTCGGTCGAACCTGAAGGCGTAGCCGGCCAGCCTCTCCTTCTCGGTCAGGAGCGCCCTGGTGAAGTGCTGCTCGATCAGAACACAGATCGGAACGATCGTGTCGTCGACGTAGTTCTTCTCCATGGTCTCCAGGTTGTCGTATTTGACCGACTCGAGGAGGCCGACCTTGTGAGGCGGCATGCGGAACAGCCGCGCCACTTCCTGCGCGAGTTGCTGGCGGGCCTTCACCAGATCCGCCTGCTCGGCCGTGGCGCCGATGTCCTTCCATTCCGCGTTCTGCTCAAGGACCAGCGGATCGCCTTTGTTCACGGCGGCGCTGAGAGCGGTGATGATCTGGTTCTTCAGGCGCGCGAACGCCTCGTCGTCCATCTTCTCCGGCACGGAGATCACTCCGTTCGGCTTCAGTCCGCCCTTGGCGATCGCGGCCTGGAACTCGACCATCATGGCGTTGAGCCCAAGCACGTCCGCCCCGACCATGATCGTCGACAGCCCCTCCCAGCCGTTGCGGGTCCGGCCGACGATGCGGATCAGGTCATCATCCGTCAGCCGCTCCCACAGGAAGCCGAGCATCGCCTCGTCGCCGGCGGTTTCCGCCGTGCAGTCGTAGGTGAACCCTCCCGGCGAGGCGTTGACCGTCACCATCCGCGGGTGGATGGCCACCAGATCCGGGTCCATGTCAGCCATGTTCCGGCGGCGCTGGTAGATGTAGGCGACCTGGTGCATGGCCAGGTAGGGAATGACCTGCATCCAGAACCCCATCCATGTCTGATGCGGGTTCGGCTCGAGCCGCAGCCGGCGCGCCAGAGGATGCTCCTCTGGCTCGATCACGCGGATCTCGTTCCGGCGCTCGATCACAAGGCCAAGCGTCGCCTTGCTCACGTCCTGCGCCAGAACATCCAGCGCGGACGTCACAACCGACTGCCTCAGCATCGAGAACTCGTCGATGCGCTTTATGAGCGCAGAGCCAGAGCGGAAGAAGCGGTCGTAGACCTGAAGCTGGGTCCAGCCCGGCTCCGACACGCCCTTGACCACCGACCCGGTGATGACCTTGCGATGGCTCATGAGAAGATCCGGACGATCCGATACGGGTCGAATTGGGCCTCTTCCTTCAGCGTCTTCGGCACCACCCGACCGAGCCGCGCCACATTGGCGTGACAGGCCGCCGAGAAGCCGTCGATCTTCAGGTGAGGCGCGGTCCTGTCCTTGATCGGACGCCACAGGTCGCCCGGCGTCAGGCAGGTGTTCTGCGCATTCCATGCGAGGACCGGGTTGCCGTCGTGCCTCAGAAGGCCGTGACGCGCCCGGATCACCAGATCCTTGGTCGGCTCGCTCATCTCGACGCTGTTCGCGTGGATGTGGCCGGCCGGGAGGCCTTTGCGGTGCAGATTGTTGATGATCTGCTGCGCATGCGCCCGGTCGAAGACGATCGCCTCGACATCGAACACGTCGCAGAAGGCCTCGATGCGTGCCTGCACGAGGTCAAGATCGACCATCGGGCCTGTCGTGACCGTCAGGAACCCGGCCTTCTGCCACTCGAAAAGCTGGCTGGCGACCTTCTCGTTGAAGAACGCCGGCGACTCCTCTGGCAGGAAATGCTCCGCGAACAGCGCCAGGAGGTTGTTGTTGTCGCCCTCGGAGTGCTCGAAAATCAGCGCGAGCGCCGTCTGGTCATCGCGCTGCGACAGGTCAGCCCCGATCCAGCACTTCCGACCAAGGAATTGCTCCAGACGCAGCCCCCTATCCGCGCACTTCGCCCAATCGATCGGGCTGATCGCGAATGCAGCTCCGCGGGCGTAGACGTTGAGGCGCTTGGTGATGAACTCCGCCCTGGAATGCGGGTTGAACCGCGCATTTTCCATGGCATCGCGAATGGCATGCGACTGGAGCGTGACGTCCAGCATCGGGTTCGACTGGACCACGGCATCCCATTGCAGCGGATTGTCGATGAATCGCTCGTCCACCGTGTAGATCACGGGGAAGAACCGCTCCGCCTTCTCCTCCCCATGCAGAACCCGCTCTGCGCGCTTCCTCTGATCGTAGGCCGGGCCGCCAGCATAGTGGCCCGCTGTCGTGGTCTGAAGGAACAACTGGTTTGCGCGGGCGCCGAGCGAGGATTTCATGACCTCGAACAGGGCCGGCTTGATGGCGTGGAGCTCGTCCAACTGGACGACATGCGGCTGGTGGCCGTCCTCCTTTGCGCCGAGGGCAGAGATCACCAGGATGTGGCCGCCGTCGGGCTTGTGAACCCCCTTGTTCGTCACGCGGAGCCCGTGCATCTCCTGCAACTCGGGCTCCGCCTTCAGGATCTCCCTGATCGGCTGGAAGACGTTCTCGGCCTGCCCGCGGCTGGATGCCGCCAGCCTGATGTCCGACCCGCGCTCCTGCTCGTAGAGGAAGCAGTAGAGGTTCACACCGGCCGCAAGGGTCGATTTGCCGTTCTTGCGTGGGACATCGAACAGCGCCTCCCGGATCCAGCGCACCGAGCGGCCGCGAAAGTCCTCCCGAAAGCCGAACACCGCTGCCAAGAACCAGATCTGGAACGGCTGCAGGATGATGAGGCCGTCCTCGAACTCCGGCATCTCGATCTCGTCAATCCGCTCGCCCTTCGTCTGCGGAAGGCGCTCGATGAAGGCGCAGATGTCGACGACGTGCGCCGGTGACCAGTAGAACGGGTTCGACGGTAGCGACGCCGCTTCACGCATGGCCTTGTAGCGGCGGCAAGCGAGCAAGATGAACTGATTCTCCGGCACCTTGCCGGCGAGCACCGCGTCCGCGTAGCCGTCGGCCATGCCGACATAGTCGGGATACTCCTCCCCGTCGAACTCGACCGGCTTCAGATGGAGGAACGCGCTGCGGTGGACGCTGGCGCGCCCAGGCCCCCTCGGCTTGCGCTTACGCTGTGCTGCGCGTGACACGATTTGCGAAGCCAACATGCGCGAACTTGCTCTTCGGCGCCCCCTGCCCGGAGCGCGGCGCGTCAATGTTGAGCGCCGAGAGCTCCTTCAGGAACATCTCACAAGCCTTGAGATCGCCGTCCTTCGGCAGCTTGCCGCTGGCAAGGCGGACCAGCGTGGAATGCTTGCGCAGGGCGTAGAAGAGGATCTTCTCGACCCACTTCTGGCTGAGCATGCCCTGTTCGTGGAGCCGCCGGCACCACAGGAAGTATTCATCGCGGGCCTGCGCGACCAGCCCTTCCGGCGGGTCCGGAACCGCGTCGAGGCGATCAGCACCGAAGAGCGAGACGACCTTGCTTTCGGCCCGCGTCGCGCGCGCCTCTTCGGTCCAGCGCGGGTCAAGAGTGCCGCGGCGGCGCTTTTCTTCGTCGCTGAGAGGAGGGCGACCTGTCCGCATCGGAACGCTCGATCAAGATCCGCGGAAAGGCGGCGGCCGTGTAGCGGTAGCGAACCGGCCTGGTGGACGGATCTGACAGCCAGTCGACCATCAGACTGATGTCGCCCATGCGGCGCGCGATCCCTTCAAGCTCGCGGATGACTGAATCGTGGCAAGACTTGCACGAGGACGAGAGGTTCTTCGCGTCGAGGCGAAGATCGGGCCTGTCACGCAAGGGGATGACGTGGTTTGTCAACTCCCACGGGCGATGCCGGCCGCGAAAGTAGCACTCCCGGCACAGCGGCTCCCGGCTGGCGTGCCATTTCGAGAGCCTGTCCCAATCGCGATCATAGCCACGATCTTTCGCGCTCCCCCTCCGGCGCTCCCGCTCAGCATGGACCGGTCTGCAGGTGAACCGAGGGATCTCTGGCTGGGAAAAGCCGAAAGGGGATGACCTACGAGACAATGCGCAGCCGGATGTTCGCGTTTTCTGCGCGCGCCGCGGCAAAAACCTCGCCGACCATGCCCCTGCAGCCGTGGATCTGGCACGCCGTTTCGGCGAGGCGGCGCAGGTAATGCACGTCGCGAACACCTCCGTGCGAAATCGCCCGCGAGATCTGCCGAACAGCCGACCGGAACGCCGCGTCGCTGGTTTTTGACCCTTTGGCAGGCATGCTTGATTCATTGCACCATCGAGCCGGACATTGCAATAACGCATTCATGGTCGCGCAATCTGGTTTGATTTTATGCAGAAATGACGCACTTATAGCTTGCGATGATGCAATTCAATCCCTTCATTAAAGAGAAACATTTTGCCGCGCCGCAATATCGCCGGCGCCGGCCCATTTTGTCTCATCCGGCCCGAGAAGCCTTACCTTCGCGATGTTGGCGGGTATCATGTCTGCCGGCCACCGCTCTGGCACCAAGACGACCTCGCCCTGGAAGTTGTAGCGTCGGTAGAGCATTCCCTGATAACGCACAATGTCAGCCGCGCTGTATCGCTGCAGCAGGGCGCCGATGGCGCGCAAGCCGTTCTGCGCATGCTCAAAGTCAACCGCGTCGAGCCGGCTTTGCACGTTTCCATGCGCCCATCCGCCGATGTAGCGGTTGCCGGGGGGATCGGACACATCGTAGGAGCCCATATCCTTCAGCCGCTCGGCCAAGAAAAGATAGGCGTCGCGCAAGGCCTCCAAGTCGCGCCGCTCCGGGTGGCGCTTGGACCCAGCCGGCAGTTGGCCGAACGGCGCCAGGTCATGCCTTGTGCTCATTAAATGCCTCCTCTGGCCATCTGGTTTCGTCGACGCCGAAGATCCGCACCAGCGCAATCGCCCTGGCAAGGCCCATGCGGCGCCACCTCATGGGCACAAGCGCACCCTCAAAGTTCACGTAGGTCTCCTCGAACTCGAGGCGGCAAATCCGGCCGGCGATATCATTCCATATCGCATAGTGTAGAATGTTCATCTCGACGATGCGCCGCTCTGTGAGGAAGATCGCTTCGGTTTCGCAACGGAGATGGGCCATCAAACTGATAGATGATAGCGATCCAGGCGGGAAGCGCACCTCCGTCTTGACGAGGCGCAGGCCGCCGAGGCTTTCTGATCCAGCCCATCGCAGCGCGCCCCCGATGACAGGACGACGCAGCGGAATGACTGCCATATCGATCACCCAATACCTATCCTGATCTTCGCGGCCCTCACGGGCACCTCGTCATCCGGCCAGTCGTGCGGGACCAGAACGAACCGTTCCGTGGCCCGGTAGAAGCGATAGATCGTGCCGGGCTTTCCGGGCGGGCACAGGGGATAGTAGCCGTTCGCGCCCCGCAGCTCCGAGAACCGCTTCTGCCTGCCGTGCAGCCCCCCGCCGATCACGTCGAACTTCGGCCACCGGTTCATGTGCGGGCCATAGTGCTCGGAAAGCATGATCGCCTGGTTTAGGAACAGTGCGCACCGTGATGTTCCCGCGGCGACCGACCTCTTCCACCTTGAACGTCACACGAAGATCTCGTGCGAACTCCCGCGCCTGCTCGATCTGGTAGTTGAGAGCGGCGCGATCCTTGTCCCACTCGAACCATTGATAGGCGGGGTGGGACGGGCCGGTCCTCCGAACTTCCTCCAGAAAGAGACCAGGGTTGTATTGGCCGTTATGGCGAAGCGCGAAATCGCGAACGATCTGCTGACGGACGGCCTTGGTGAAGCGTGACATCACGTAGCCCTCCGGCGGGTCTCCGACACGTAGAACTCCATGAGCTCCGCGGTCTCGTCGTTGGCGTATTGCGGCTCTCGAAGGGCGGCCTCTTGCGCCGCCCGGCCGTGGTTGGCGACGAGATCGTCCCACTCGGCGTCCTTCTCGCCCTCACCAATCACCCGGAAGCACCCGAAGGAGCCCTTGCCCTTTTCCTGCCGGAAGTCGCCGACGCCGATCAGGACGCCCGCGTTGCAGAGGAGGGTCACGACAGAGGTAATGCTCAACTGAGGGATGATGAACTGAATCTCGATCTCAGCGCCCCACCGCGGCAGATAGCACCTGGTCCGCATGTCCGGCGTGCGCGCCATATCTGCCGAGCGGACAACGTCAATGCGAAGTTGCGGGGTGCCATAGAGAGGGGCGTATTCGCCTGGCATGTAGATCAGCCGCTGCGCGCTTGTCTTCTTCATGCCCGGCGTTTCGATGGCGGCCGTCGCCATGGCCGCCTTAACGGCAACCAGCCGCAGCCCGAGGGCCGTCGGCCCATACGGAATGATCTCGGCGCTGTTGCGATACTCAGCCAGCGGATCATGTTTGACTTCAGCCCGTTCAGCCGTGGTCTTCTTGGCGCCACCGGCAAGAAAATACTGGCGCATCTTCTCGCTCATCCTGTTCTGGAAAAGCGGCGTGGTGCCGATGATGCGCAGCCGCGCGCTTGCACGCCTGAGTGGCCGGATTGAAATCTCCGATGAACTTTCCGTCTTCGTCATTGGTTGTCTCCATGGGCGCCCGGCCGGCTAAGCCACTAGGCGCTGTGGTTCGCGTTAGCGAAACCGAGGCCCATGGAGGGCTCGGTGTTCGCGCCTTGCCCCCTTGGCCATGAGGGTAGCGAGGATGGCTGCAGGAGCCAAAATCTAAACGGGCGAGGCCTGATCCGTGCTCACGCCGCGTCCTCGACCGACACGCCCAACTCGCCGAGGGTCAGATCGGCGGCCCGGATCTCGGCCTCGATCACTGGGAGCAGTCCGAGGGCAAAGAGGCTGTTGGCGCCGACATGCTCGTCCGCCGGGCGGTCGAAACAGAAGGCCGCGAGAACGCTCACGCCTTCAAACGTCACCTTCATCTTCGAAACCGCACCGGAGGCGGCGGCCAGCAACTCGCTCCTGATCCGCACCAGCCTGTGACGGCGCGCCAGAATCTTCGCCGCTCGCTCGACCGCCGTCGCGTCCATCTTCTTCACCACCGCTGTCATGTAGATCACCTCTCGCAGAGCTTGAGCCGTCGCCGGCCGCAGGGTTCACCGAAACTGCGGCCGGCGCGCTGGTCCGGCAGGGAGGTGCCGGACGAAGCTGGTAGCAGGGGCCGGATTCGAACCGACGATCTCCGCGGTATGAGCGCGGCGAGATGGGCCACTTCTCCACCCTGCGACACCGCCAAGGCTCGCGAGCCAGGCGGCCGATCCCGCCCGCGTCCATCCGGCGAAGCAGTGATCGTGCTGGAATTATCCATCGCACACCCGCTCGACCGTTGCAACGTATTTTTTCATCATAAGCGATGATTTTCTCGGCGCAGAAAATTTGAG